ATCATCGTCTTTGATGGTAAGGGTGGGTCTAACCGCCGCCGTAAACTTTATCCTGAATATAAGGCAAAACGAACAACCAAAATTAGACTCAATCGTGTAAATGAGTTTGAAAACATAGAGGATGAACGGCATTCTATGTTGATGCAATTATCACGATGTGCTGAATATTTGGAAAGACTGCCCGTAAATATCGTTTCAGTTGACAATGTCGAGGCAGATGATGTTATGGCTTATATCGCTAAACAGTTACTACCCGAAAGTAAAACTACAATCATGAGTACCGATAAGGACTTTTTACAATTGGTTAGTGACAGAATTTCGGTTTGGTCGCCGACAAAAAAGAAACTCTACAATCCTGAAAAAGTATTAGAAGAATACAAGGTTACATCTAAAAACTTATTGTTGAGTAGAATTTTTGAAGGTGACCAATCTGATAACATTAAGGGTGTTATGGGAATTGGGATTAAGACACTCTTAAAAAACTTTCCACAATTTGGTGAGGATGGAAAGGTAACTCGTGATGAAATCATAAAGGAAGCTCAAAAGAATAAAGGTAGTAGATTTTATGATTTAATTTTGGATGGTATCGATACAATACATCTGAATCATAAATTAATGCAACTTGAAGAAGTTGACATAAGTGGTGGAGCTAAATTAAAAATTAATAACATAGTAAATGGTAAGATACCTGAACTATCCAAACCGAACTTTCAAAAAATGTTCATAGAGGATAGAATGTTTGGTGCTTTACCTAATATGGATAGTTGGATAATGCAAACTTGGACTAAACTGAATAGATTTGCGAAGATTAACAATGGGAAGAAAGCGTAAATATAATACAGAAGAAGAACGAAGAGATGCTCAACGAAAGTGGCAGATGGAACATTATCAACGCAACAAAGATAAGATTTTGAAGAAGGCTCGTGATAATTACAAGAAGAAGAAAAGAGAAAAAACAAGACAAAATAGAGGTAAGAGCATCTATGGTGACCAATAATGAGTGAGAAAAGCACTTTAATTCAATTCGGACACAAATTCCAAACAAAAATTATATCATCTTTATTAGGTGAAAAGGTATTTCTACAAACCATTTGTGATATCTTAGAGCCTGAATATTTTGATTCCGATTCTAATAAATGGATAGCACAAACCATCAGAGACTATTTCTTTGAATACAAAACTTCCCCAACACTTGAAGTGATGAAAGTTAGGATAGACGAGATAGAAAACGACATACTAAAAGTTGCTGTGGTGGATGGATTGAAAGAGAGTTGGAGATTAATTCAAAGTACAGACTTGAAATTCGTACAAGAACAAACCTTAGAGTTCTGTAGGAATCAAGTTATTAAGGCTGCCATTATGGATAGTGTGGACTTATTGGAAGTTGGACAATACGATGAGATAAAAAAGATGGTTGACGAAGCGATGAAGGCTGGTACTGAACGAGATTTAGGACACGACTATATCGTTGGTATTGAAGAACGACTTACAAAATCTACAAGAGATACGGTAAAAACAGGTTGGGATCCGATTGATGAGGTCATGGATGGTGGTTTAGGTGGTGGAGAACTTGGTGTTGTAGTAGCTCCAGCAGGTATCGGTAAAACTTGGTGTTTACAAAGTATGGGAGCTTCAGCCGTGAAAAATGGATTGAATGTTGTACACTATACATTGGAGTTGAACCAAAATTATGTTGGGTTGAGATACGATACCATATTTAGTGGAGTACCGACAGCCAATATAAAGTTTTACCAAGATGATGTAAAGAAAAAGATTGACCAATTAAAGGGAACATTATTAATTAAATATTTCCCAACCAAAAGTGCTACAGTTCAAACTCTCTCCGCTCATCTAAGTCAAATAGAAATACAAGGTACAAAACCTGATTTGGTATTAGTGGATTACGCTGATATCTTGAAGGGTATGGGTAGTGAGAAACGCCATGTATTGGAAAATATCTATGAGGATTTAAGAGGATTAGCTGGTGAAATAGAATGTCCGATATGGACAGCCTCACAGGCTAATCGTAGTTCATTAGAAGAGGATGTGATTGACGCTACAAAAGTTGCTGAGGCTTATTCAAAAGTAATGATAGCAGATTTTGTGGTATCGGTGAGTAGAAAGGTCGAAGATAAAATAGCTAACACAGGTAGATTTCATGTTATAAAAAATAGATTTGGATATGATGGAGTTACCTATCCTTCACAAATAAATACCAATATTGGTAAAATTGAGGTGTTTGAATCCACTTCAAGTGGTGGTGTAGATGCTCAAGGTAAGATGGATAACTCACAAGAGTTTATGAGAAAAACCTTGGCAGAAAAGAAAAAAATATTTGAAAAAGACCTCGATGGCTTCGAATAGAATGGAATATATATTATATTTATCAAAGGTCGGGTTATACGGCGTTATATATAAAAGATTAAGTAGAGGAGTAAAATGGAAAAATTTCAGTTATCGGATAATTTTATAAAAAAATATAAAAGAAAAAAGGCACCATTTGGTTTTAACGGATTAGGTGAATTAGTCTATATGAGGACTTATTCAAGAATCAAAGAAAACGGAAAAAATGAAAGATGGTGGGAGACAGTACAAAGGGTTGTAGAAGGTACTTATACAATGCAAAAGAATTGGATTGAATCACACCAATTAGGGTGGAACGCGTGGCAAGCTCAAAAGAGTGCTCAAGATATGTATGAGCGTATTTTTACTATGAAGTTCTTGCCTCCCGGTCGCGGTCTGTGGGCAATGGGTACACCCGTCACAGAAGAAAAGGGATTATATGCCGCCCTAAACAATTGTGCTTTCGTATCAACAAAAACACTTAAAGAAGATTATGCTAAACCATTTTGTTTTCTGATGGATGCTAGTATGTTAGGTGTTGGAGTTGGTTTTGATACAAAAGGTGCAGGAGAAATAGTAGTCAAGGGAGTTGACAAAGATAGGGATGTACAGACATTTCAAATACCTGATACTCGTGAGGGTTGGGTAGAATCTGTTAAACTACTATTGGAAAGTTACTTTCACGGACAAGCTCCAATGGAGTTTGATTACTCAATAGTAAGACCTGCTGGAGTTCCCATCAAAGGATTTGGTGGTGTTTCGAGTGGTCCTGAACCATTACAAGAGGTTCACGAAAGTATCACAGATGTTCTTGAAAAGAATAGTGGAGAACCAATAACAATCACAACAATCGTAGATATAATGAATCTCATTGGTAAATGTGTTGTAGCAGGTAATGTTAGAAGAACCGCTGAGATTGTATTTGGTGACCCTTATGATGAAGAATATTTAGATTTAAAAAATTACAAAGTTAATCCACATCGTGACCAATATGGTTGGACATCAAACAACTCAATATTTGCAGAGTTGGGTATGGATTATACTGAAAGTGCTAAAAGGATTGTTGATAACGGAGAACCTGGTTTCGCTTGGTTGGAGAATATGAGACAATATTCTCGTATGAAAAATGGTGGAGATAACAAAGACCATAGAGCTATGGGTGGTAATCCTTGTTTGGAACAAACCTTAGAATCATATGAGTTGTGTTGTTTAGTGGAAACTTTCCCAAGTAATCATGATGACTTTGACGATTATGCTAGAACATTAAAATACGCATATCTATATGCCAAAACAGTAACACTTGGAAAAACACATTGGAGTGATACCAATAGAGTTATGTTGAGAAACAGAAGAATCGGTTGTTCTGTTAGTGGTGTAGCACAATTTATTACCAATAGAGGGTTGGGTGTATTAAAAGATTGGTTAAATGATGGTTACGATGTAATACAAGAATGGGACAAGATGTATAGTGATTGGTTCGCTGTACCAAAGTCAATCAAAACCACATCGGTAAAACCAAGTGGTACAGTTTCACTATTAGCAGGAGCGACTCCAGGATTACACTATCCTGAGAGTCGTTTTTACATTAGGAGAATAAGGTTATCAAAACACTCAGAGTTAATAGAACCTATGAAAAGGGCAGGTTATAAGTTAGAACCAGCGTTTGGTTCTGAAGATACGACTATGGTGGTTGAGGTTCCTGTTGATGTAGGAGAAGGAATAAGAACCGTAGGTGAGTTATCAATATGGGAACAATTTAGTTTAGCAGCTTTCATGCAACGACATTGGGCAGACAATCAAGTAAGTTGTACAGTAACATTCGATCCTGAAAAGGAAGGTAAAGAAATACCACAAGTATTGAATTACTATCAATATCATTTAAAGGGTATAAGTTTGTTACCAAGACACGACTTGGGAGCCTATCAACAAATGCCTTATGAAGCAATTGATGAAAAGGAATATGGTAAACAAGTAAAGAAACTCGGTAAGTTAAGTTTCGGAGTTATTAGTAATGAGGAGGCCAACATAGAAAAGTTCTGTGATGGTGACTTTTGTGATGTAGAAGAAGTTACAACTACTAATGACAATGAATAAAAAAAGCGGACAGGCAGACGACACACCTGTAGAAAAATGTGTCATTTCACAAACAAAACAAGGAGATTACTATGAACTATCGTAATCTAATCTTCGGCCTAATATTGTCAGTTGGGGTTGTCTTTGGGCAATCTGTTACTGGTTTTGTTGGAGTCGGAGAACAACCACTTGTTGGAGCAAATGTAATAGTAGAAGGTACTGAACTCGGTGGAGTAACAGACGAGACTGGGAAGTTCGTTATTGAAACTGGTACAGGTACTTTTGGTGTTACTGCTTCATACATCGGTTATGTATCCCAAACTAAAACAGTAAAAGTTGGGGACATAGTTGGGAGTGTTAGTTTCAATTTAGAAACTGATGTTGTTGCTCTCACGGCACTTGAAGTTTTGGCTTCAAGAGCGGATGAAACAACACCTGTGGCTTACACTAATGTTAGTAAAAAAGAAATGGAAGTAAGACTTGGTAGTCAAGATATTCCAATGATTCTTAATACTACACCAAGTGTATACGCTACACAACAAGGTGGTGGTGCGGGAGATGCCCGTATTAATGTTCGTGGATTCAATCAACGGAATGTTGCCGTAATGATTAATGGAGTTCCCCAAAATGATATGGAGAACGGATGGGTCTATTGGTCTAATTGGGATGGAGTGGGAGACGCTACTTCCTCGATTCAGATGCAAAGGGGACTATCGGCTGTTAATTTAGCAACACCTTCTATTGGTGGTACTATGAATATTATCACCGACCCAGCAGCTCACGAGAAAGGTGGGAAGTTGAAACAAGAAGTCGGTGAGGGTGGGTTCTTAAAGACCACTTTGAATTATAACTCAGGTCTAATAAATGATAAACTAGCAGTAAGTGGAACGATTGTTCGTAAAACCGGAAACGGTTTTATAGATGGAACATGGACGGATGCTTGGGCTTATTATTTAGGTACATCTTATGCTGTATCAGACAAACAACGATTTGAGTTATACGCAATAGGAGCACCACAGAGACATGGACAGAACCTATACAAACAGAATATCGCAACTTACTCACAAGAGTTAGCGAGTGATATTGGATGGGATGACGAAGGTAATGGATACGACCCAACGGCATTTGCCGAAGGTGAGAAGTTCGAAACTGAAGCTGGTAGGTTCTATAATCAAAATTGGGCACCTGTAGACCCATCATACAAAGGCCAACAATATTGGTATATGTATGGTGCTAGAACTACAGATAGGTTCAGTTCTGATTTCTTGAATGAAAGAGAAAACTTCTTTCATAAACCACTTGTGAACTTGAATCATTTTCTCGATTTAAACGACCAAATGACTTTAAGTTCTGTAGCTTATTGGAGTGGTGGTAGTGGTGGTGGAACTGGTACTTACGGAAGTGTCAGTAGAAAACCTGCGGTCGAAGGAGAACCTTGGTATGCAAGTTCACCTTGGATGTGGGATTGGGATGCTGAGATTGCACAGAACTCTGCTAATGTAGATTCTGCATGGTCAGATGTTGAAAATCGTTCAACTGGTATCCTAAGAAATTCAATCAACAGACAAAACACCTATGGTTTAATTTCAAAGTTAAACTATGATGTGAATGATGAACTTGAGGTTCAGATTGGTATTGATTGGAGAACTGCTGGTATAGAACACGCCAGAGAAGTTCGTGATTTACTTGGTGGAGACTACTATGTAGATTTCGCCGATGACAACGCTGCCGATGGTAAGAAAGTTGGGTTAGGTGATATTATTGCTTATCACAACGAAACTACCGTTGATTGGTTTGGTGCTTTCTTACAAGGTAAATACGATACTGAAAAGATTAACCTATATGGTATGGGTGGTATATCCACAATCGGATATACATACGAAGACCATTTTGCTATTAACAAAGATGAAGATGGAAATGATATCGATAACTTTGTTGAAGCTGATAACATCACAACTTTTCAAGTAAAAGGTGGTGGTAGGTATAATCTTGATGACAGATTATCAGCATTTGCTAATGTTGGTTATGTACAGAAACCACCAATCTTAGATAATGTGATTGATTATGATGGAAATGTATCTACAAATCCTGATAATGAAAAATTCATATCTACAGAAGTTGGTGGTGAATACAGAAGTGGTTTAGTAGCTGTCAAAGGTAGTTACTATAATACACAATGGAAGGATAGAAACCTTACCAAATCAGTAACAACTGGACAAGGTGACTCAGGTGACACAGACATCATTTACCTAACTGGTGTGAATCAAAGTCACAGTGGTTTCGAGATTGAGTCCAAAGTGGCTCTTCACGAAATGGTTGACTTAGATGTAGCAGTTAGTATTGGTGATTGGTACTTCGATGGAGACGCTACAGGTGATTACACAGAGATGGAATACAATGATGATAACCAAATCATCGGTCAAACATCTACTGAGTATGAATACGCATTAAACAATCTAAAGGTTGGTGATATGCCACAGACAGCTTATGTTGGTGGATTAACACTAAAACCAATCGAAGGATTGAGTGTACAAGGTCTTTATAGATGGTATGATAATCACTATTCAGATTGGAGTCCTGATTCTCGTGAAGTTGAAGGTGATGCTGATAGAGCACAAGTATGGAAAACACCATCATATGGTAAGTTAGACCTACACTTGTCTTATAAGCTACCTGAAGTAGCAGGACTTGACATGACTATTCATGGTCATTTGTTCAACGCTCTTGATAATGTATACATTCAAGACGCGGTAGATAATAGTAAGTACAATGGGTATGGTGATAAACTTCACTTAGCTCATAACGCTGAAGTATTCTTGGGTACACCAAGACATTTCAATTTAGGACTTTCTGTTAATTTCTAAAATGGTAATTTGGGGGAGTTGAAATATACTCCCCTTTTTATCAAAGGGTAAATAAAATGCATAAATTAGAATATCTATGGTTGGATGGTTGTACACCAACTCAAATAAGGTACAAAACAAAAGTTGTAAAAGATTTCGGAAAAAAGGAAGAAGCACCAATATGGGGATTTGATGGAAGTTCAACGGAACAGGCTGATGGTAATAATTCCGATTGTGTTTTAAAACCAGTTAGGGTTTATCCTAATCCTTTAGAAACAAATAGTTCAATAGTCTTATGTGAAGTATGGAATGTAGATGATACACCACACGAATCAAATACAAGAAGACTATTAGAAGAGACTATAACCGATGATATCGATGAGTGGGTAGGTTTTGAACAAGAATATACATTATTCAAAGGTGGTAAACCATATGGTTGGCCTTCTGTTGGACAGCCACCACCACAAGGGGATTACTATTGTGGTAGAAACATCGGTGAAAAGGTATCAAGAGAACATATGAACGCTTGTATTGAAGCTGGTATCAGTATTTGTGGAACTAACGCAGAAGTTATGTTAGGTCAATGGGAATATCAAATAGGTGCAGGTGGTTCAATACACATGAGTGATGATTTGTGGGTTGCTCGTTGGTTATTGGAAAGAATCTGTGAAGAACACGAGCTCGTTATCTCATTACATCCAAAACCAATTCAAGGTGATTGGAATGGTGCTGGTTGTCATACCAATTTCTCTACAAAGGAGATGAGAGAAGATGGTGGTTATGATGAGATACTTGAAGCCTGTGAAAAATTATCAAAAAATCCACAAGAACATATTGATGCATATGGTCAAGACAATGACCAAAGACTTACTGGATTACATGAAACCTGTAGTATTACAGAGTTTAGATATGGTGTTTCAGATAGGGGTGCATCAATTCGTATACCTTGGCAGGTAAAACGAGATAAAAAAGGTTACTTGGAAGATAGAAGGCCAGCATCAAATTGTGACCCTTATGTCGTATCACAAAAATTAATCGAAACAATCTGCAGTTAATACTTGACTTTTAGGTTTTTTGTTCGTAAATTCTAATACGAAAACAAAGGAGAAGTGCTTAATTGTACCAAAATATTTACTACGATAGTTCAAAAAGAAAAGTTCACATATGGGATGACAAGAATGGTCATGTTATGGTTCCATTCAAAAAATACGCATATGTAAAAGATAGTTATGGAACTCATGTTTCCTTGTATGGAGATAAACTCAAAAAGATTTATCGATGGGATAAGGATGTTGAAGGTTTGTTTGAAAGTGATATCAATCCTGAAACAAGAACTCTTATCGATATGTATACCGATAGTGACGAACCATCGGTTGGTCATAAGATTATGATAATCGATATCGAGGTTGAAGTAACAGAGGGATTCCCAAATCCTATGAAGGCCGAAAACAAGATAACATCTATAGCATGTCACGATAATGAAAATGATGTTTATGTCTGTTTTGTCTTAGACGAGGAACACAAACTCGACAAAACTAAAAAGTGGGGTAAGAGTGAGGTAGTAAAATCTTTCTCTACTGAAGAGAATATGTTGAAGACATTTCTTAAGTATTATCTCAATGTAAAACCTACAATTATAACTGGTTGGAACATCGATGGTTTTGACATTCCATATCTTTACAATAGAATTTACAACACGATGGGAGAGGATATTGCTAATTGTCTTTCTCCCATCAATCATATCTACTATAACAAGTATCGAGAACGATATATGATAGCGGGTGTGAGTTGTTTGGATTATCTAGCTCTATATAAAAACTTTACATTTAGTTCTAAACCAAGTTATAGATTAGATGACATTGGTGTATCTGAAGTTGGAACCTCTAAAATAGAATACAATGGTACACTCAATGACCTGTATGAGAATCATTTAGAAAAGTTCATTGAATACAACATACACGATGTTAGGATTGTGAAAAAGTTAGATGATAAGTTAGACTTTATAGATGTCGCCAGAGGGATTTGTCATGTAGGTCATGTTCCGTATGAAGATATACAATATGACTCAAGATTCTTGGAAGGTGCCATATTGGTGTACTTGAAGAAACTTGGTGTTGTAGCTCCTAATAAACCTGAAAGAAATGAGGAAGGATTTAAGAAGAAATTTACTGGAGCTTATGTTCAAGACCCACAACGAGGTAAACACGATTGGGTTTATGACTTGGATATTACCTCAATGTATCCATCAATTATTATGAGTTTGAATATATCACCTGAAACTAAATTGGGTAAGGTGGTTGGTTGGAAACCTAAAGAATTTATTAGTGGTAAGAATAAAACATATAGTATTCAGATGAATGGTAAAACACAAGGTGCATTAACCGAAACCGAACTACAAGATTATTTTGATAAGAATAATGTGTCCATATCCAACAATGGTATATTGTATAGAACCGATAAGAAAGGGTTGATACCGACATTGTTATCAAGTTGGTTTGACAAGAGAAAAGAATTTAGAAAGTTAGCCAAGAAGTTTGGTGATGAGGGTGACGAAGACCAATATGGATACTTCAATAGACGACAACATATTCAAAAAATTGTGTTGAACTCCATGTATGGTGTTTTGGGTTTACCTGTATTTAGGTTTTATGATTTGGATAACGCTGAAGCCACTACAAAAACAGGTCAAGAGTTGATTAAGTTTACCAAGAAAATTGGTAATCATTTTTACAATAAGGAGTTAGGTACTAATAAGGATTATTGTATTTACATTGATACTGATTCGGTATTTTATTCGGCAGTTCCTTTGGTCAAACATAGATTTCCAAATAAAGATTTGAGTGATGTGATGATGACTCAGAGAATTAACGAGATAGCAACTGAGGTTCAAGGTTATCTCAACAATAGTTATAATTACTTTGCTAAAAAGTTCTGTAATCTTGATATTCATAGATTTGAGATTAAGCAGGAGATTGTAGCAAAGGCTGGTTTGTTCATCGTGAAGAAACGATATGGTATGAAGATTATATCGGATAATGGTGTTCAAGTGAATAAAACTATGGTAAAGGGTTTGGACACGGTTCGTAGTAACTTTGCCCCAGCCTTTAGAAAGTTATTGGCTGATGTATTGGATGATATTTTAATGAGTGTACCAAAGGATAAGATTGACCATAGGATTTTGAGGTTCAAAAAGAATATGAAATATAATCCATTGGATGAGATTTCATCACCAACTGGTGTAAAGGGGATATGGAAATACTTACAGAGAAATGATGAGTCCACCACCGTATTTAGTGAAACCAAAAAGGGATGTCCTGTTCATGTAAAGGCAGCAATAGCATATAATGATTTGGTTAGACATTTCAAACAAGATAACAAATATGGTTTTATCAACAATGGTGATAAGATTAGGTGGGTGTATTTGAAGAACAATCCGTTGGGATTAAAGGTAGTGGCTTACAAGGGTTATGAAGACCCACCTGAGATTATGCAATTTATCAGAGATACGATGGACATAGATAAAATCTACGACCAAGCTATGACGAAGAAAATAAAGATGTTCTACGATAGTTTGAATTGGGGAAAACCAGTCGATAAGGAACAAACAATAGAAAGATTTTTTTAATTTTGAAGAAACTTGTATATATGTATATACAGAATATTAAGGAGAAAATGACAAATGGAAAAAACCAAATTAACTCGGTTTATAGAAAAATACCACTTAAGTGGTAATGTAAATGCCGTGGTTATTAATAGTAACAATAGTAAATTATCAACTCGATTCATAACAGGTGATAAATCACTTTTAGGTGAATTAAGTTGTGATAAATTTACTTTCGAAGATACTGAACTTGGTGTTTATGATACAGAACAATTAAGTAAACTTTTAAGTGTACTTAGTGATGATGTGTCTTACAATGTTTCTAAAAGTGGTGATAAGGCGATAGCTCTTGAGGTCAATGACCAACATTCAAGTGTAAACTTTATGTTGAGTGATAAATCAGTTATCAACCAACCACCAGCATTAAAAACATTACCTGAGTTTCAAGTCAAAATAAAAGTTGATAGACAATTCATTACAAGGTTTGTAAGTGGTAAAAGTGCTCTAAGTGATACTGAAACATTTACTGTGCTAAGTGATGGAACTGATACAAAGGTTGTAATAGGTTACGCTTCAATCAACACAAATAGAGTCACTATTCCTGTTGTTACAACGGAATCATCTGAGATAAAAAATGTTAGTTTTAACGCTAACTTATTTAAAGATGTATTGGTTGCTAATAAAGAATGTGAAAGTGCTACACTTGAGGTAAGTGAAGGTGGACTAGCTAAAATCAATTTTAGTGTTGATGATTACGATGTAACTTACTACTTAGTAGCAGTTCAGGATGTCGATTAATCTTGATAACTTTCCAACTTTTAACGAAGAACATTTCCACGATTGGGTAAATCAATTAACTCCAATTGAAGAGTATAAAGGTTATAGATTAAAACGAGATGACCAATTTAATCTTGGTGGTATTAGTGGTGGTAAGGTTAGACAATGTGCCAAACTCGTTTATGATAATTTACAACATATAAAAGAAAATTGTAATGGTGGGATACTAACAGCTGCTGGTATTCCATCACCTCAATCTTGTATTACAAGTGCGGTAGCAAAATACTTTGGATTAAAGTGTATCATTACTATTCCACATTATCCTGACCATATCAGAGATAGTTACAGAATAAATGCTTCGTTATCACAAAAATTAGGGGCTAAAGTTTACGGAGTTGGAAATCCGAACATATCAGGTCCTGAACTTGATGCTAAAAAACTCGTTGGTGAAACAGGTTACTTTCAGATAAAATTTGGAATGAATGGGTTTCAAGTCATGAATACTGTTGCCCAACAAGTGAAGAATGTACCTGATGATGTAGAAACAATTGTTGGTATAGCAGGAAGTGGTCTATCAATGTTGGGTGTTGCTATGGGATGTAAAATATGGAACAAGAATGTCAAGACAATCAATCCTGTGGCACTTAGTGATTATGTGAATAAAAACAAAAAACAATCATACGATAATTTACCTGACAAATATAAATTCGATGGAGATTTCAATGTGGTTCAGAGTTATTATCCATATCAACATAAACTCAAGTTGGATGAGGAGATACAACTTGACCAAACATATGAAGCGAAAGCTTGGGATTGGATGGTCAAGAATATAAAACCATCTAAAAAGGTATTGTTTTGGGATGTTGGTATTAAAGAATATGATTTGAATTACATTGAACCCATCAAGTGGTATAAATCTGAATATGAAACTATTATTGATAGAGAAATGAGAAGAAAACATGAACAAATCGAACACAACTTTTTCTAAGGCTTGGTTAGAAAAGAAGATAATGTGTGGTTTATGTAACTTCGGTTGTTGCAATCACAAATCTTTCCATGTAGAGATTACAGAGGAAGAACAAGAAAAGTATAGAAAGAAGTTTGGGTTGGATTTAGAACTTGAGTGGTCACAAGATGGATGTTGTGATTTATTAAGTGATGATGGTTCTGGCTGTAGCTTAGGTGATGAGAGACCTGCCTTCTGTAAGATGTATCCATTAGAAGAAAATAAGGCTGGTCGTATTGTGATTGGTAATTGGGCATACCTACATTGTCCGAAACCACAAGATTATGAATTAGATAAAGTGGTCGATGGGAAATATCATTACAAGTTAAAACGGAAACACAAGAATAAACGAGATGAATTGATATTGGATGATAAGATAGAAAATGTAGTCACAGAAATATGGTTACAATCTAAGGAGGCACTCGTTGATACCTATGGAGAGGAATTTTACCAAAGGATAAAAATAGATATGAAACAAACAATCAAACACGAGTTTTTTTAATGTATTTAGATTACTTTGATAAGTTTTACAATATGAAACCATACCTTGAAATCAATGAAAAGGAGTGGGAATATATTAAAGAAACATTTGATAAAGAGGATGTAAAAGAGAGTCTTGCTAAAGTTGCTATGACATACCCACTACCATATCCTGATTTGACCGAAAAGAAGGCATACAAGGATTTTCAAAAACTTAAAGGTATGAAGTGGAACGAAATTATGGTCGAGGGTGATTGGTATGCAAGAGAGGGAACCGAATACTCATATGATTTACTACATGATGGAAAGCCATTATATTTTAAAAGATTAAATGCTGGTAATATATCGAGTAATTACTTTCAAATAAAAAATAGATGGAGTGTTGATGGTTCGGTTTCACCCGGCCCAAAAAGAACTTGGGAAAGTGAAAAGTTTATGACCACACTTATGGGGAGTGCTTACTCATTGAAGATGCCTAAGATTACAAAAAATATACTGAGAACCATGATTGGTTTGAGAAAGTACATCTGTAGTCAATTCAAACCTAATGTTGCTAAGATAATTTACGATATGTTCAAGTCTGAAAATATACTTGATTTTTCAATGGGTTGGGGTGATAGACTTGCTGGATTCTACGCAAGTGAATATGGAAAACATTATGTTGGTTTAGACCCAAGAAAGGAGAATCACCCTATATACAAGGAACAATCAAAGTTTTACCAAAAACATTTGGGATTCTTTGAACATGATAGAAAGTGTGATTTTCATTGTAGTCCCGCAGAAGATTTTGACTTCGCCCCGTACAAAGAACATTTTGACATGGTATTTACGAGTCCACCATACTTTAGTGTTGAACGCTATAGTTACGATGATACACAAAGTTGGGTTAGATACAAAGACATAGACGATTGGAATAAAGATTTCTTACATTCGACCTTGGGTAAACTTTGGGATAGTGTCAAAAAAGGTGGTTATGTATTAATCAATATAAGTGATGTTTATTCAAATGCTAAGTGGAGTACCGACAGAGGATGGTTGGAGATTTGTAATCCAATGAATGATTACCTTTCAAAACTTGGAACCTATCAAGGTTGTATTGGTATGGAGATGGCTAAGAGACCTAATAGTGGTGGAGCTGGAACGGCTAAAAGTTACGAGGGTTCGGTTTGGACGGAGAAGTCACTTGAGAATAAAGAAGATAAGAAATTTGGAGAACCTATTTGGGTATGGAAAAAATAACTGATTACTTCAAAAAATTCTACAATATGGAACCATACCTATTTATTGATGAAAAGGAATGGAAGTATATTTTAGAGACATACGAAAAGGATGATGTTATAGAGGAGTTATCTAAGGCTCTACACACATACCCATGTCCTATACCTGAGATATCAGAGAAAGATACTTTAAAAAGTTTGAACAAACTAAAGGGTGTGAAATGGCCTGATTTACTAATTGAGGGTAAATGGTTTCCAAGAAACGAAAGGGATACCAAATATGAACTCACACCAAAGTATTTCAAACGAGATAATAAAGGAAATAATGCTTCCAATCCGTTTCACATAGAGACAAGATGGAAGGTGGATTGGACAAGGATGCCAAGTGGATGGAAAACATGGCAGACCGTCAAGGGAATAAAAACTATTGTGAGAGCCTACTATACTTTAGACAAGGTGTTACTCAAGGTGGATTTACAATCAATACGAATGGCAACAACATTGAGAAAGTATGTGGCATCACAATTCAAACCAAGTATAGCAAAGGCATTTTATGACTATTTTGGAAGTGTTAATGTACTCGACTTTAGTGCTGGTTGGGGTGATAGGTTGGCTGGGTTTTATTGTGGAGAAACTACAAAATCATTCGTTGGGATTGACCCCAACTCTACCAATCATCCAAACTATAAAAGACAAGTTGAGTTTTATAAAAAACATCAAACATTCTTCGAGGAACAAAAACAAGTAGAGTTAATCTGTAGTCCAGCAGAAGATGTGGATTACTCAAAATATGAAAATTATTTTGATATGATATTCACTTCACCACCTTATTTTGATGTCGAAAAGTATAGTGATGAGGATACGCAGAGTTACAAGAGATACACCACAATCGATAGCTGGAATGAGAACTTCTTACACAAGACCATTGGTAAATTGATACCGACATTGAAGAAAGATGGAACACTTGCTATAAATATTGCAGATGTCTACCACGAGTCCGTGAAAGGTTATGTTGACATTACAAATTCCATGAATGACTTTATAAAATCACAAGGACTAAAATATGAAGGGTGTATCGGAATGGAAATGACTAAAAGGTTTAATTCTGCTGGTGCTGGTAAGGCAGTAAGTGATTACTACGCCGATAATTTAAAAGAAAAGGCAAAGATTACAGAGAATATGGCATTTGGTGAACCGATTTGGATTTGGAAAAAAAAGTGATTAACAAGTTGGATGATAATATTTATTAAAAAAGAGGTTATATGACAGAACACACATTATGGGTTGAAAAACATCGACCAAAAACACTCGATACATATATTGGAAATGAACAACTGAAAAGTAAAGTTCAAGTTTATTTGGATAGTGGAGATTTACCACATCTTTTGTTATTTGGTAAGGCTGGAACTGGTAAGACCACATTAGCCAAATTACTCGTCAATAATATAGATTGTGATTATCTATACATCAACGCTTCAGATGAAAATAATGTGGAAACCGTCAGAAGTAAGGTCAAGAACTTTGCCTCCACTATGGGATTTAAGGATTACAAGGTTATTATCTTGGATGAGTGTGATTACATCACACCTAACGCACAAGCCGCCCTTCGTAATCTAATGGAAACATTTAGTAAACATTGTAGGTTCATCTTGACTTGTAATTTCGTAGAGAGAATAATTGACCCGATACAATCTCGTTGTCAATCTTTTCAAGTGATACCACCAAATAAGAATGATGTAGCAAAACATCTACATAATATATTGACTCAAGAGAATGTTAGTTACAATAGAGAGGATTTAGGTATATTAGTTAATAGTGGTTATCCTGATATCAGAAGAGTTATCAACGGAGCTCAAAGACAATCACTTGGTGGTAAATTAACAATTGATAAACAGAGTATCGTTGAGAATGACTACAAGATGAAGTTGTTGGAGATACTCAAGACACAAGATAGAAAAAACGCCTTCAAGAACATTCGTCAGTTGATGGCAGACGCAAAGGTTACAGACTTCGCAGACTTATTTAGACTTTTATATGACGAAGTTGATAGTTATGGTAAAGGTCATGTAGCTGATTGTATCTTGATTATTGCTAAATATGAATTAAGTGATTCACAAGTGGTGGATAAAGAAATCAACGCCATGGCTATGTTGATAGAAATTTTAAGTGTTATTAAATAAGGAGTTATAATGTACTTTGAAGCAACTGTTGTATTCATAGAAGAAATACAAATGAAAAATGGTGTCAAAGAAAAGAAAGTCAGAAGAAGTTATTTAGTGGAATGTGATTCGGTTAGTGTTGCAGAAGCAAAAGTAAATGAATGGTTAAAAGATTCGGCGTTCGTCTTTGAAACAATCTTAGTTAAACAATCAAAAATAGTGGATGTAATAGAATAATGGAAAGACATTGGGGTGAGAAATCACCGAAAAAAACAAGTGTAAACTCGTCTGCCAAATCAGAGAAACATATTTCGGTTCACGAGAATAAAATTTATTATTATTCAAGTGTCAATCGAGATAGTGCCGTAGAACTTAATAAGAAAATAGGTGAGATTGAATCAAAGAGTTTAACATTATGTAATACTTTAGATTTAGACCAACCACCTACTTGTAGAATATACATAAATTCAGGTGGTGGTTCAGTTGTAAGTGGTATTTCATCTATGGATACAATATTAAGAACAAAAGTTCCAATTCATACATATGTAGATGGATTTGCCGCTAGTGCAGCAACATTCCTATCTGTGGTTGGTAATTATAGATTTATGAGTAGAAACTCGTATATGTTGATTCATCAATTATCAAGTTCATTTTGGGGTACATATTCCAATTTTGAAGACGAGAAGCAAAATCTTGATTTGATGATGAAAACTATCAAAAATGTGTACAAAAAATACACAAAAGTTCCAATGAAAAAACTTGATGAGATATTAAAACACGATTTACTGTGGGATGCAGAAACTTGTTTAAAATTTGGATTGATTGATGAAATTATTTAAGGAGTAAAAATGGCTAAAAGAAAATTTAGACCACAAGGTGGTCAACCCAAACCTGAACCTCAAGGTGTCAAACTTGATTTATCACAGGCGGATACAATGAAGTGTGAAGATTGTGGAAACTATGTTTGGATAAAGGCAACTATAATTAAACGAATATCTGCACTTATGAGTCCAACTGGTCAAGAGGCACTTGCACCAATAGATATCTATAGTTGTGGAAATTGTGGTAAAGTACCATCGAGTATGTTGAAAGATGTTGGATTAGAGGTACAACCTAATTTGATGGGGTGATGAATAATACTATTGAGTGTCTAACACCAGATGTAAAATGGTTTACAAGAACCTTACCACCATGTGTCATTAAATACAAAATTAAAGATGAACAATTATTATCGTCTTTGATAGATGCTGTAGATTCAGATGGTGATAGAATGAGACATCAGACAAACCTAGCATGTGCTATGACAAGTTATAGGTCACAAGAATACTCAACTCACAAATCATCCTTTGAAAATACAATAAACCTATTTTCGGACATATTCGAACAAAATAACTTAAAGATAGAGGTAGTCGATATTTGGGTGGCAAAATATGTTAGTCAAGACTATGCTAAAAAACATAATCATGGTGATGCTTTATGGTCTTTTTGTATTTATTTAAATGAAGGTAAAGATTTTCCACCAATAGAATTAGAGGGTTATGGTAAGGTAAAGGCCGAAAGGGGACTTGTAATATTTTTTCCCTCTTGGGTTTTTCATTGGGTAGAATCTAAAGAATTTGAAGGTGCACGATATGTATGTGCAGGTAATATTTATACTAAAGGTCAAAGATGAATCAAGTTATACCTAATATAATAGGCCCATTAATTTATTTAAACGCCGATAATTTTTTATTAGAGGACATTTTATCAAACGAAGATTATTTTGAAAATGATGGATTTCATGAAATAATCGAACATCATTTGAGTAATTTTGCTCAACACATAATAAAATCAGGTTTCAGTTGGAATTATAAAGAGCATCCTAATTTATCTAAGGATAGAGTATTACAAAAATATAATTTTTATTATAATTTTAGTGATAAAAAATATAATACAAAAATTTTTTACTATCGTTCATTTTTACAGGATGGTATTGATACATCACGAGGAATGGAGTTCATGTACAAACCAAAAGGTTTTTTTCAACGAGAGGTTACGATTTTACCCAAATTAAATGACAAATCATTATTTATTTTTGATGATTCTTTTGAGGCCAGTATCAATCCAACATATCAATGGAGTTTAGATGTGACATTAGAAAAAAAATCAGGTTATAAAAAAATATATCAAGGAGAACAATATGATAAGAACACAATTAGGACTTAGAAACTTATCAGACCCAAATACACATAAAGAACACTTCCCTTTCGCAGTAGAGGCTGCATTTAGTGGATTCGAACTAAAGAGACTTAAAGAAGTTCTAAAATTTGACCCAAATAACAGAGAAGAACCTGCCATGACAACTGGTGATGCAACATTTGGATTTGTAGGTGAGGAATCTGAACGGAAGGCCCATCAGATTACTATTCCATTTGTCGATGAGTTAAATTGGTTTTATGAAAAATTAGAGGAATTAGTATTTCAGGTTAACCAATCGGTTTACAAATACGAACTTTCGACAATGATGGAACCATCTATATATTTGAGGTATGATGGTAAAGAGGGTGGTAAATATGACCCACATATGGATATGGGAACAAATTATCCAACTTCTCTGAGAAAATTATCATCAACTATTTTTATCAACGATGATTATGAAGGTGGTGAACTAATTTTTGATGGTTTGGGAAAGGATGCCGATGGGAAAGACATTGTCTACTATCCGAAAACACCTGGCACAATAGTTTTCTTTCCATCATTTTTGATACATGGTGTAAAACCCGTAACTAAAGGACAGAGGTATTCAATTGTGACTTGGTTCCATGGCCCCCCTTTTGTTTAATAAATTTATCGTAATCTTATATTTATAGACATGAAAAACATATTTGATAAATTAGTTTATAAACACATCATTGGTAATTTTGTAAATCATTTCAATATGGAGTTTTTTGAGGGTATTGTTCAATTAAAGAGAAACGAAGCCCTATTGTTTTGTCATGATATTATACCTCAGAATACTACTCCATATATTACTGAAATCAATACTAATACAGCCGTTGATGATGACCTTGTAGAATGGTTTGATTACGAACCCATAATTCTTGCCACAAAAAAATGGCAGTATGATAATGTAATTGTTTTAGTGGAGAAAAATGAATCCAATATCATTGAAAACGGAAAGTGGTACAAACAACTTCAAAAAGAGTGTGAAAAACATGGTAAAAATGTTCGTATTAAATCATGTCTAGCAGAAACAGATATTTGGGATTTTGATTACAATAAACAACAAGATTTCATTATAAGAATAGCTTGGGATAAGAATTGTCTAATAGATAAATTTGCAGCAAACAAATACAAGTTCAAAAAATTCATGACCGAACAAAGTATAGCAACACCAAAATGGTCAACCGATTCAAGTATTTATGAAAAGGATAAATTTTTTGTATTCAAGGATTCTAAGGTTGATAAAAAAGTAGGAATCTCGATAAAAAAATTCTCAACCAAAAAAGAGTTTACAGAATATTTAAAAGATTTTGACTATGTTGAGGAGTATATTAAAAGTGATGTAGATTTCCAATGTGGTTCCCAAGTAGAAGTAAAACATTATTCAATGTATTATAGAAATTTCTTTTACAACATGACTCCAAATATTTACACTCAATTATTCGATTATAAAAAACACGATGACCAATTAGATTTGAATCGTATAGGGTATGCTAACTTCTTATACAAAGATGACATTGGTAAAGATTATGTAAACTCAAATGTTGATTTAGTGCATCCATTTCATTACAAGTTCATTCGAATAAATGATAAGTTCGATTTTTCACATTCCTCATCTATACTTGTTTATCAATATAAAAGAGGAGAATTTAAGCCTGTTCATTTGATAGAAGTAGGTGATGTATTACTTAGAAATGATGAAAAAGTTATCGTTGAAACTATTGAAATTATTGAAAAACAAATTAGAGTAAAAGCATTACAACATGAAGATAATGTAATCGAATATAATGGATTTCAAATACAAGCAAAACACGAAAATTTTATAAGTGGTGTCGATAGTATAATCACAGACCCATTTAAAGGTCAACAAGTTTTAAGTTCCAAAGAAGAAGAATTAGTATCTGCAATAATGGCTAAAGCAAAAGACGCGGAAATGCCAGAAAGAGTTGTGGAAATTACTTTTGAATGTCAAGGAACATTTTTTACAAGTGAATTCTTATTCGAAAAACCACTCAAGGTAATAAACTCGATGGACTACGATATCCGTATGGATAGAACTGATGGTAGGGAAGAGTTTGGAACTCATAATACGGCAGGTGTAGAAAGGAAGGAACCTACTTTTGGTTGGGCTTCTTATGACCCTAAACTTACTTACGAACTAAAACATATGAATGTAATGAAGTTACGACCTGGTATGGTTTGTTTGACACCAAAAAGAAAGGATATGAAAATTATTCGTGGTCTGTATGGTGGATTTGTACCATGTAAAGTCGTGAGTATCAAAGAGGTGCCAGGTAAAAAATCACATTGGGATATTTACGATATACTACCTACAGAAAATTATTTTATGAACAGACTTCATGTTCACAATGGGCCAGCAAATTATTCATTAACAAGTGGGCCAGTTTTGATGGGTCATTGGGATATATCACATCCAAGTAGTTTTAGTTCACCTGACGATACAGTATTTGATTTGACATCACGACTGAATGCGGATTTGACTATACATCAAAATCTACCAGCACCACAAATAAGTCCCAATCAAACTACGAATGTTTCTTCACAAAATCATAATCCCATAGTGACATCATATTTTCCAAATCCTGAATTTAAGGCCATTAATTTTACCACAAGTTTAAAGGGTGCGAGACTTACAAGACAACCAAGTAACCCATATCATGAACAATATGCATTTAACTCACAATATCCAATGTCAGTATTGTGGAGTAACGCTCTATCAGACTTTACAACCAGTGGTACATCATTTCCAGTACCTGGCATTGGAGCACCGAACTCTCCTACGGCACGAAGATGGAGTACTTGTAATCCTGGTACAAATTGGGATGTTGTCCTATCAGATGGTGGTAATACAACAAACTCAAGATGGATGGTATATAATGGAAATGGTTACGAAGCAGTTCCAACAGGTTTTCTTTGGAATGGAACTTCAGACCAAACTGGATACGGACACACCATAGGTGACCCAAAGAGTGGTACTACGAATAACTTTGTACAAAAATTTAGATTCACCACTTTGATTTCAGACCAAAGTTCACCATATTATACACTTTATGGAAATTGGAAACAACCTTCAACATTAGTTGCAGGTTCATTTGGTAATTCTTTCAATGTACCAACACCAGCCGCAAACCCACGAGCTCCAAGTCAAAATTTCGCGTTCGGTGGACATGGATATCCAAATCCAACCACAAATGAAGGTGCATTTGCTTGGAATATTGTGATGATGTATCATCAAGGTAATACACAAGCTGCAAGTCAATTCCTTCAAATATTTCAAGGAAGCCCAAATTCAAAAATGTATTATAGGTCTGATAATCCTGGTTTGACTGGTTCACCAACATATGATGGTTCGGGTCCATAATGAGTAAGAATTTACGCATAAGTGGATATGTACTAATGAATACGGCATCATTGGATGATTCAGGTTCAGTTAGTATAGAGGCACAAGATTATGGATATCCTAATTACATTTCAAGTTCATTTTCAGCTTCGGTTGAATTTCAAGATACACGAACACCAATATTAATTACTGAGGTTATTGACCAAAAACCTGCTGTAAGTTTTGGACATTTTAATTGGACATTTAGTGATTTGACGGATGTTACTGGTAGTTGGAATTATTATTCTCAATCCATACAAAGTGATGATTTGAAAACTGCAATTATTAGTAGTTCTAATATGAGTGCTTCTCACTTTGGTGAGGTCTACATATTTCGAGTTGAAGATAGCGAACATTACTTTAGTAGTGACACAGATTATGATGTTGGAGATTATAGAAAGTATAGAAATTTCGAGGATGGTGTACTGTTAGAGAGTTATTTATTACCAGTCACGAAATCAGACGGGCCTTATTCAATACCACCGTGGAGTTAATGTGTTTAATAAAAATGGTTATGAAATTCGTAGAGATGCGATAGATACTAAAACACTGGATTTAGTGTATGAGTATCACAAATTAAAAGTAGAAAATAATGAGTTCGAGATAGATACTGCACAAGTAACTGGAACCATCACAATGTATGGTGATACATTAAATGATTCAATTTTAAGATGGTCATTACCATTTGCTCAAGAAGTGATTGGTGAAGAATTATATCCTTGTTATAGTTTCCTAAGAATTTATAATAATGGAGATATTTTAGAACCTCATTGTGATAGACCATCATGTGAGTTTAGTGCAACATTACCAATATATTTTGATAAAAAATGGCCTATTATGATGAAAAAACACGATTTTGAAAAATATGGTGAGGATTATTTAACCCCATCATTGGAAAAAAATGAAGATGGTTCAATTGAAAATGATACGATAGCAGTAACACTTAATAGGGGTGATATATGTTTTTATGAAGGCACAAAAATGAATCATTGGAGAGACCCATTTATGGGAAATGATTGTGTACAATTATTTATACATTATGTCAGAAAAAATGGTGAACACTCAAATTTCAAATACGACCAAAGAGATAACCTTGGTTTACCATCTGTAAGTGGACACTCTTTGATGGATGCTAGAAAAAAATACTTAGAATCATTTTTTGATGATTAAATACCGAAGAGACTTAAAAAATTATCAGTTTTATAATACACCAAATCAAGTATCGTGTTGGAAGAAAATAGACGAAGTTAAACTTCAATCTGCAATAGACCTTTTCCAAGAGGAACTAAATTGGGATAAAATGTGGAATGTGGAAGATGCCAAACAGAGATTAGAAGATGGTTGGTTATTTTCGGTTCTTGAAGTAGATGATAAACTTAGAGGTTGGTATTGGTTAAACTACGAAACCAAAGAGGGTTTGAACTTGTATGTACATAAAGATTTCAGAGGTCATGGTTATGGGTTTGGATTAATAAGTTATATTATTACTGCAGCAAAATTAAGACAATTAGAATATGTGTGGGCACAAGTGGATGAGTGGAATAAGGTAAGTCAAGAATTATTTTTGAGGTGTGGATTTTTAAATGAATAGATTTATGTTATTGTCCATGAAAAGGACAGGTTCTAATCATCTATTGAACGCTATACAATCTATTTCCGATAAAAAAATGGTTTGGTTTGACGCACAACCAAAATTTTGGGAGTCATTTGGTCTATCATTTGGGAAAGACATTTGGAATGCTAAAATAATTGATTGTTTTGATGAGTTATATGATAATTATTTTGGATGTAAGATTAATTGGGATGAACCATCATTTTTTGAAATCATAGATGAATTAATTGATTATCCTGTTAAGAAGATTATATTATATCGTGAAAATATTTGGGAAAAAGTTATATCAGAAGAATTAGCAATACAAACAAACCATTGGATAGCTCCCATCGGAAGACATAGAGTCTATAAAGAAGGTTATGAGTTTGATGAAATTGATGTTGATGTTGTAAAAAATAAAATAAAAGATATAGAAAATAAGGTTCAGTATATTCTCAATAAAAAACAAGAATTTATTGTTCTAAAATATGAAGATTTATTTTCGAGGAATACTTATACAAATACACACAAACAAAATTTTAAAGATTTACTAATAAAATTAGGTGTTAGTTATAATAATCAAGTTTTTGAGAATGTGGTTGGAGATTTGATGAAACCAAACGCTTGTTATAAAACAGACAATACATATAATTACATAAAGAATATTTCTGAACTCAAAAAGTTAAGATGAAAAAAATTGATAAAAATTTTCCTATTTACGAAGTAGAAAACTTATTAAATTATGATAATTACGATATTGAATTATTAAAGAAAAAATATATAGAGGAACATAAGAAAAATTTAAATCCTGAAAAGGGTTTTAATGCTGTAGTTGATTTTGATTCAGAAATACTTGAAGACTTAATTGTAGAATTCACTAAGCTGGTGAATAAAAAATGGGGTGGAATTGATGTCATTAAGAGTTCTTACATAATGGTAAACAATGAAGATTTTTGTCCTATAAATTGGCACAATCATCTTACGACTTCTGATATAGTTGGTGTTTACTATTTTAGTGTACCTAAATCAATGAAAGGTGGGAATATATCTTTTCAAACTGATGATTATGATTTATCACACAGACCCAAAGAAAATTCACTTTTAATATTTCCTGATTGGATGTTACACACGACTAATTACATTCAAGGAAAAGAACACAGAATATCAATAAACATAGAGGGAATTTATGAATAAGATAATGATAATGTTTTTGATGATGTTTACTATTGCTTCGTCTCAAACTGCAACAATAACAAATAGTGTAATTGGATACACAACAGTCGGTGATTCTGTATCTTTTGAAAAACCATCACTTTGGTCATTCATTAAGGATGATAATTCAAAGTGGATGGCTTCTCTTTGGATTGATGCACCTTGGGCTAGTGAGGTTGTGTATGTAGAGGAATTGTTCTACAAACCTTATAGTGATAAGTTTACTATTGGTTTAGGTAGACAAGCAATTCCATTTGGTTCTAATGTACCATACTTAGATTTAACAAGAGGCGATAGATTTACTTACGCTACACCAACATCCAATGATGCTGGACTCTTGTACTTCGGAGATGGTGTTAGTGTCTATGGTGGAGTTGGTAAATGGTTTTTAGAAACCTATTATGGTAACGACATCGAAAACGGATATGATGTATTGACTACTGCAAGACTAAGTTATGAGGTAGGTGATGTTCATTTCATCGGTGTATCAGTTGATAATCAAGACAGACAAGTTCTTGATGTAAGTGGATATAGTAAATATGTCGACTATGTCACAGAATTTAGAGAAGATTACCAATGGGGTAGAGCTATTATCAAGAGTGGTAAGTATGGTCTATCAGCCCTAGCAGGTTTTGAAAGAACAGAGGATGAAACACAGGCACTATATGGTCTTGTGTATCAATATGGAGAACCTAATCAATTTGTTTCTGCTGAATTTAGTGGAGAAGGTGATTTAAAGGTTAAGTTGTATTATGGTTTTAACTTAAATGTAGGAAATAAAAATGACTAAATTTTTAAAAGGATTTATAGCAGCAGCAATTGCAGTATTCGCTTGGTCAACCCTTGAGGTCACTGGTAGTTTTATATTTGCAGAAGGAGCAGGGCCTGTATCGGTTTTATCGGTTAGGTTTCTAATCGCCACACTATTGTTTGGTGGAGTGATGTTGTGGAAGAAACAGACAACAGGTGAAAATCTGTTTTATGTTGAGAAGGAAGATAGAAAACAATTTTTGATTAATGGTGTAATATTGGCAGTACACTTATTGGTGTATTGGTTTGCTTGGGAATTACTTGACCCGAACCTACCTGTTATCTACGCAATATTCTATATGTATCCATTTGTACTATGTTTGATTTCCATATTTTACTATGGAGAAAAGTTCAGTAATGGTAGAAAGATAGCATTAGGATTGGGAACACTTGGTTGTATGTTTGCTATTGAATTGATACCATCATTCTCAACAGAAGGTTTGAACGCAAAGGGTATATTATTAGATGTAGCAGCCTGTTTGACTTGGGTAGCGTATCTAATAGTAGGACAAGGTATTATGAAAAAATATAAACCACTTACGATTGTATTTTATGACTTTCTACAAGTGTTTGTATATGTTTCATTATTCCAATCACCAATGACAACACTTTCAGAGGTAACATTCAATGGTCTGTTAGCAATCGCATACATTTCAGTAGTTGCAAGTTTTATCGCATACTTCTGTTATTGGATAGCTGTAAAGAATATTGGAGCTACAAATACAGGTTTAGTTGAATTGGGAACACCAATCTTTGGAGTGACACTTGGTTATTTTTTCTTATCGATGACACCATCATTATGGCAGATACTTGGACTTGTAATGATTTCAAGTGGATTGTTTTTAGTTTATAAGGAAAAAGAAGTAGTATATGACCAATAAAGACTTCGTAATAGATTGGTTCGAAAATCATATTTGGGCACGACCATGGCCTTCAACAATATGTGATGGTTGTGGTAGTATTGCAATTAGAGACATTCCGAAGGGTACGAGTGTGTATGACAAATGTGATAGAAGTGTTAGAGTTTGGGTGGATTGGGAAGATATTTCCCATTTCCCCCAAGGTCTAATTCAATGTATTTATGATTGTCAAATTAGTGTAGGAACAAAACCAAACAATAAAGACTTCACTTGGAAAAAAGAGTATGGTAAAATATGGATGTATACCACCGAAGGTCTTAATTTTCAATCAAATTGGTTTTTTCAAAATCACTCAGATACTCCTAATCTTAATGTGGAAGTAGTTGGTAGTAGAGATTTCAAATATGTTACCAATTGTGATATTAAAAAAGGGGAAGAACTTTTCGAAGACTATACCGATTACAGTAGTTGGAATGGGAAACCAAGTTAGATATATTGACTTAGGATTAGTACCAAAAGAAGTCTACACGGGCATTTGGGAATATCAAAATGTAGTTGATGTCCAAGAGCCTACAATAATATCATTTTCATTAGAGAAAAAAATTCCAGTATTCTTTGGTGTTTATCCTGATGACATTACACATATCTTAGATGAATTAGACGAAAAAGTTAGGATTTTTGATGCCATAAACTCACCACCAGCCAAAGATGAGAATGGGAAATTATTAATCGACCAAGAACTTGGTGTACCAACAACTGCATTTTATCTTGAGGGCCCTAAGATAACAAATATAATGTTATTAACAAAAAGAGACCAAGACCATGTCTGGCCTTTATTCCAAGATGCTATATCTGAAGAGGCTACTAAATTTAATATACAGACTAAGTGGAACTCAAGAAATGATGGTCTATTTCTGAGTGATGGTTATTGGAAGAAATTTGTTGGTGGTGGAAAAGTAGATGTGTTCGATTGGACAGAGACAAATATGACAATTAGTTATGATTTAGACATTGACATGGCAAACAAAATCAGAGAGTTGGATTATAAAAAAATTTTGAAGGCAGTGGTGCTTGATAAAAAAAATTTTACTGGTGATATGGGATTAATCATGGGTGGTTTGTTTGATGAGAACCCATCAATAGTCCAAAATAAATTTACATCTGATGTAATCGATAATATTTCTTCAAAGATAAACTATGAGGTAAAAAAAGATAACCTTACTAATGAAGAATTGAACAATGTTATTAATAGAGGTAACATTAGGTTGTGGGACAGAGAGTGGATGTATAAGGGTCGTGATATGCATTATAAAGCATAATTTGAAAAATTATCTAACTAATTATCTATATGAAAACAAAATCTTTGTTTGACCACATCACCCACATAACATCTAAACAGACTAAAAACTATTGGGAAAACTTAAATGATGCCGATAGAAAGACTTGGTCTAATTATATGGTTCATAGGTTTCTTTCCATGAATATGAATTGGGTTGATATCGTCAATGAATTACAAAAATATAAATTAAAACCAAAGGACTTATACCGATTGTATACTGAAATACTACCAAAGGGTAAGCAATGGTTACGATACACTAAAGGAAAAAAGGTTATGAAACATCCACAATGGGTAGTAGATATAGTTACAAAATATCATCAAGTCAGTACAAAAGAAGCTAACGAGTATTTGGAAATATATTATAGTTCCGAACAAGGAAAGGCCGAATTAAAATCCATACTTCAAAAATTTGGAACTGAACCGAAGGAAATTAAAAAACTAAATCTTCCCTAATGGCCAGAGTAAACTATGAAACTCTTGGTAAGCTCATCGATGTTGATGAGAGAGACTTGGAGTTTGAAAGGGTTACCAATTCAATAGATGTTACAGATAGAGAATATGGTGTTCAAGTCATATTTGATTACTATCGTAGACATGGATTCCCCCACTACACAATTCGTGAAGAGGAAAAACACGACCATTTAAAGAAACTGAGAAAGTTTGATGTCGATACGATATTCAAAGATAATCAGATTATTCAAACTATGCACGGATTGAGATTATGTTGGACTTACCACCCACACTTTTGGGAAGTAGTATGTGGTAGTTCTAAAAGGTCACCTATGGAGATTTTCTTAGATGATGATATGTTTAAATCAACGATTCGTAAGTGTTGGAATTGGGAACAGAAACACTACAAGGGTGAAGACCCAAATGGTGAGAGAAATGTATTTCATGAAAATAGACTCAGACAATCAATAAAAATTTATAGTGGTACTCAATCCGTTAGTAACTTTAGACCGACAGCTGCAAAATTAATATATGAAAAGTTCGGTGGAGATGGTGTAGTTTGGGACATGAGTTGTGGTTGGGGTGGACGACTATTGGGTGCACTATCATCCAAAAAAATTCGGCATTATATTGGCACAGAACCGAGTTCTAAAACATATAATGGTCTTTTAAAAATGAGCAAGGATTTTGATTATATAAACAAAAAAGTAAATATATATAGACAAGGAAGTGAGGAGTACACACCCAAAAAAGAATCTTTAGATTTGTGTTTTACCTCACCACCTTACTTCGATACTGAAAAATATTCAGACGAATCAACACAAAGTTATATAAAGTATCCTACTCAAGATGAGTGGGTAAATGGTTTTTTAAGACAAACAATTCAAAACTGTCACATAGGACTTAAAAAGGGTGGTTATATGCTATACAATATAGCAAACACACCAAAGTATAAATTCATAGAAGAGGAAACAATTAATATTTCGAAATCACTTGGATTTATTCAAGAAGAAACAATACAGCTAACATTATCAAGTGTGATGGGAGCGGGATATAAATACGAACCCATTTTTATTTTTAGAAAAGGAGAATAAATGGAAACAACTAATGTACCAATAAAGGTGAATTACTCAAACGGATCAAACTTGACACCAAATCAGCAACTACTTTTTAAAAATTTGGAATGGGGTATAAATTTAGAATCAAGCACTATGTATCTAAGTTACGAAATAGACCAAGACCAATTATATGCGGTGATGACACGATTTGATAATTTTGTAAGGTTAAATCCGAAACAAGATATTAATTTACATATTACATCATATGGTGGAGATGTTTATGCCATGTTAGGAACCATAGACTTCTTTAAAACTTTACCTGTTAAAGTAAATACTCGATGTATTGGAGCGTGTATGTCAGCAGCCGCGGTAATATTAGCGTGTGGAACTGGTAATAGAACAATGACCCAAAATTCTACTGTCATGGTTCATGAAGGTTCAGCGTTCGAGGGTGGTAAAACTACAGATGTACTCAAAGGAGCAGACCATCTTAAAAAATTACAAAAAAATATAAATAGAATACTTGGTGAGGTCACAAAAAAAGACCAACAATTTTGGGAAGGTGTTTCAAAGAATGATACCTATTTGACAGCAGATGAATGTTTAGAATATGGATTAATTGATGAAATTATCTCTTGACTTTTATGTATTTTATTGTTAAATTCTTATATGATATTAGGAGAAGTATATGAAAAATGAAAGTTTGATGGACTTAAAAAGAAATTCAATTAAAGATACTCCAAAGTCAGAACCAACAACCGACAATGTTGTTCAGTTGATGGAAAAGGAATGGCCTGAGATGACTAAAGAGTTCAAAAAATTACAAAGAGAACAATATGAATTGTTCTGTCACAAACAACATGATTACGGTCCTGGCAACATATCAGTTGGTACACAATTGAAGACTAAGGAAGAAATAAAACTATCACTCACAGGTTTATGGTTTCGTATGAATGACAAATTACAACGAGTAAAAACACTATTAATGAACGACAGAGAATCAGCTGTTAAGGACGAACCATTAGAAGATGCTTATTTAGATGTATCAAATTATGGAATTATGGCAACTCTTGTTGGTCGTGGAAAGTGGGGAAAATAATGAAGACAGCAAAATACTTTACAGCCACATGGTGTGGCCCTTGTAAAGCTTTCAAACCTGTAATGACCGAAATTATGAACGAAGGTCATTCAGTTCAAATACTTGATGTGGATGAAAACAAAGCATTAGCACAACAATACAATGTAAGGTCAGTACCAACCACAGTTATAGAAGAAAATGGAGTTGAAATAGACAGATTCGTAGGTGGATTACCTAAACAATCTGTGATTCAAAAACTAAATGGCTAGAAAAAAATCAGTATCGTATAGTCAATTCGCGTTATGGGAACAATGCCCTTATTCGTGGAAACTACAATATGTGGATAAGGCTATACCTTGGTCGGATAATATCTATACTTTATTTGGTACTGCGATGCATGAGGTACTACAAGAGTACATCAAAGTAATGTATACCAAAAGTATAGTAGAGGCTGACAAACTACTTCTCAATGAAGAACTTGAAGATAGAATGAAGAAACAATTTATGGAAATCATGGCTAAAAATGGTGGTGAAGAATTTTGTACTAAAGATGAGATGACAGAATTTTATAGTGATGGTTTAAAAATTATAGATTTCTTCAAAAAGAAAAGAGCAATGTACTTCAGTAAGAAAGGTTATGAATTATTAGGAATCGAAACTTCATTAAATTACGATTTACCAAATAATCTTAAATTTAAAGGGTTCATCGACCTAATTATTAAAGACAACATCCGTAATCGAATCAAGATTATTGATATTAAAACATCATCTTGGGGTTGGAATAAATACGCTAAAGCTGACAAGAACAAGACAGACCAACTCCTATTGTACAAATCATTTTATTCAAAACAGCACGATGTTCCATTGGACAGAATCGATGTGGAATATTTTATCGTTAAGAGGAAACTATACGAGGGTATGGATTTTCCACAAAGAAGGGTTCAAACCTTTGTTCCAGCAAATGGTAAACCTTCAATTAATAAGGTAATCAATAGGTTACAAAATTTTATGACGAGTTGTTACAATGAAGATGGTTCGTTCAAAGATGTCAATTACGACAAATGTAAAACAAAAAAAGATTGTAAAGCATTTACTAAATGTAAGGATTTACCATGAATGTAGTTAGATTAAGATTGAAAATGAGTGATTGGGTGAAAACTGAAATTGAAGAATATGTAATAAACAGACTAGCTGAATTACATAAAATTCATCAATTTAAGTTACACCTTTGGTATGACGATGGTGATTTATCCCCAACTGAATTAAAAAAATTCATAACAAAATACGAAAAACAATTATTTTTTAGAACCATAATAACACCTACATCTGATATCAAAAGGAATGATTTTATTTGGTATGATATAATACCATCAGAATTAAAACCATTTGACAGAACAAGATTTACATATGCTGGAGATGTATTTGGTGGATTATTACAATTTCAGAAAACATTAGAATTTTGTATGAAACCGAGAAGTGAAACACCAATTAGAAAACAAAAAAGGAATGATTGATGAAACGAGTTGGAATCGTAGGTTCAAGAGAATATACGAATCGTAGAAAAATTAAAGAATTTGTATTCAAACTCAAGGAACAATTTGGTGATAAAGTTGAAATTGTAAGTGGTGGACAGAAGAAAGGTGCTGATGGTTACGCTAAAAAGTTTGCATTAGAGTTTGACATGAAATATGTTGAGTTTCCACCAAGACACTACACATACAATCAACATTGTATATTAGATGAATCCCATTATGGAAAAAGATATTATCCAAAAAATTTCTTTGATAGAAATAGACAGATTGCAGAATATAGTGATTATGTCGTAGCCTTTGTACCAGAAGGTGTGATATCTAATGGTACTATGAATACAATTGAACATTCACAAAATTTAAATAAAAAAGTGATAATTTTAAACTAAGTATATACTTATATATGTATATATGGAGATGTTATGAAAAGTAATACGAAATTAACATCGGTTAAGGTTTTAGATGGGTTATATAAAAAGTTTAAGATAAAGTCCTTGAATGAAGATTTTACATTGCAAAAACTTGTTAATCGGTCTATACATAAATTCCTTACTGATGATGATTATAATTTAACTATTAAACAACACCGTGACTTAAAAGTTAGTGGAAGTAGGTTTTAATTATGGCAAAGAAAAAAATATTATTGTTATCAGATGACCTCAGAATGAGTAGTGGAGTGGGTACGGTTTCTAAAAATTTTGTTTTGGGGACACTTAAACACTTCGATTGGGTACAAGTTGCAGGTGCAATCAAACATCCTGAAGAAGGTAAAGTGGTTGATATGAATGATTCAGTTCGTGAAGAGACTGGAATTGAAGATGCCAATTTGAAGATTTATCCAGTAAGTGGTTATGGTAATCAAGAGTTAATCAGACAGATAATGAATATTGAGCAACCTAATGCCATTCTACATTATACCGACCCAAGATTTTGGGTTTGGTTATATCAAATGGAACATGAAATTAGACAACAGATTCCAATATTCTATTACAACATTTGGGATGACTTACCATACCCAAGATACAATGAATTCTTTTACGAGAGTTCTGATTTGATTATGAACATATCAAAACAGACCGTAAATATTGTTGAACAAGTTGCTCAGAAAAAACCAAGAACAGATTGGGATTGTACATACATTCCTCATGGTATACCTGAAGAAAAGTTTTATCCTATTGATGAAAAGGATGAAGAATTCAAACAACTCACTGGATTCAAAAGACAATTAACAAAGGGTAAGGATTACGACTTTATTGTTTTTTGGAATAATAGAAATATTAGAAGAAAGTTACCTGCTGATGTTATAATGGGTTATAAAACTTTCTGTGATAACTTACCGAAAGAAAAGGCAGAAAAATGTGTATTAGTGATGCACACCCAACCCGTTGATAAGAATGGAACAGATTTACCTGAAGTCGTATCTAATTTGTGTCCTGATTACGATGTGATATTCTCTCACAATAAATTAGAAGATAAACAATTAAACTTTATCTATAATATAGCCGACATTCAAGTCAACATAGCTAGTAACGAAGGTTTTGGTTTAGGAACTGCAGAAGCAGTAATGGCTGGTACACCAATTATTGTGAATGTTACTGGTGGATTACAAGACCAATGTGGATTTGAGTTAAATGGTAAGCATGTAGGATATGAAGATTACAGAGAGATTGTATCGTTTCACGACAGAGATAAATGGGAACATAACGCAGATTTAACTTGGGGTGAATGGGTAAAACCAATTTGGCCAGCATGTCGTTCTGTACAAGGTTCAGTACCGACACCATACATTTTTGATGATAGACCAAGATGGGAAGATTTAGGAACTCGTATTCGTGAGTGGTATGAAACACCAAAAGAAAAAAGAACTTCATTCGGAAAAAAAGGTCGAGAATGGATGTTGAAAGAAGAGGTTGGAATGTCTTGTAAAAATATGTGTCAGAGATTTATCGACCATATGAATACAGCATTTGAAAAATGGAAACCTCGTAAACGATTTACAATGTATCAAGCATAGGAGAATTTATGAAACCAATGGTTTTAGTTACAGCACCAGTAGGGACAAGAAGTGGTTATGGTGCACATAGTAGAGATATATGTAGAAGTCTTATTGAATTGGATAAATATGATGTTAGAATATGGCCAGTCAGATGGGGAAGTACACCTCAAAATGCACTAAGTGAGGATAACCCACAAGACTTACCGATTATCAAAAGATTATTAAAGTCACCTGAGGTTGAGCGTCAACCAGAAGTACACATTCATATTGTGGTTCCAAACGAATTTAATGCTTTGGGTAAGTACAATATTGGTATTACTGCTGGTATAGAGACAACTGTATGTCCAGCATATTGGATTGAAGGTTTGAATCGTATGAATTTAAATATCGTACCTGCAAAATTTGTCAAGGATACGATTGAAAAGACAAGTTTTGATAAGTTTGATGAAAAAACTAAAAAGAAAATAGGTAGAGTTGTTAGTGAAAAACCAGTGGAAGTATTGTTCGAGGGTTTTGATTCTAATATTTACAAAACAACGAAAGAGTTTTCACTTGATTTAGTCAATGAGATGAAAGAAGTTAAGGAAGATTTTTGTTTTCTTCATGTAGGTCATTGGTTACAAGGTAATTTAGGTGAGGATAGAAAAGATTTAGGAATGTTGGTAAAGGTATTTTTAGAAACATTCAAAAATCAAAAAAATCAACCAGCACTAATATTGAAAACAAGTGGTGCTACACCTTGTATATTAGATAGAGAAGACATTTTAAAGAAGATAAATAATATCAAAAAGGATGTGAAGGGCACATTACCTAATGTGTATGTATTACATGGAGATTTGAGAGATGAGGAAATTAACCAACTCTATAATCATCCAAAAGTAAAGTCACACATCACATTCACTCATGGTGAAGGTTTTGGTCGTCCATTACTTGAAGCAAGTTTGAGTGAAAAACCTATTATAGCTTCTAATTGGAGTGGTCAATTAGATTTCCTAAATACTGATGCATTATTACTACCGGGTGGTTTAGTAAATGTCCCCCCAAATTCATTTCCAAAAGAGTTTAATGTTGAAGGAGCACAATGGTTTCAAGTAAACTATCAATATGCAAGTAATGTCATGAAAGAAGTTTTCAATAACTACGACAAGTATAAAATTAAGGCAAAGAAATTAGCAATAGTTAATAAGACCAAATTTACTTTGTCCGATATGACAAAAAAACTTGATGAAATACTCACAAAATATTTACCAAAGTTTGAAGTCCAACCACAGAAGGTCGACTTAAAATTACCAACACTCAAAAAGGTATCAGAACCAAAACAAAATTTAGGTTTACCTAAATTAAAGAAGGTGGGTGTATAATGGAAAGAGTAATAACTTGCCCACATTGTTTTGATTCGGATAGTTGTTTTGAGGATGTACAAGAAACATTTAGTTCTTATATGTGTTTCAATTGTGGATTTATGAGTAATTCTAATTACACAGATGAGAACATTGAAAACATACAACATACTTCACAATTAATAAAAGATTTGTCCTTCAGAGATGAAACAAGAAACATTCATTGGTATCCAAGTGTGGTCAATATGGGTAAGTTGGGTATAATATATCCTGATGGAACTGTATTCGATTGGAAATGGAAGTTTGCTAGTGTGGTAAAAGTAGATGAGGAAGAAAGTAAAAATTATCCCATACCTGGTAAGGATGGTGAGTTCTATACGGAAAGACTTGATGTAGAAAATGCTGTAGAATTTGGACAATACGAATTTTTATCAGCCTGTAAGACTATGGGAATTGTAAACGATGGGTTGAAGAATGGCTTATCTTAGTCAACATATAAGAAATATAAAAAGAAAGACCACAATTCAACCAGAGAGGTTAGAGTCAGGACCTATTTACGAAATAAGATATAGGAGTAAGACAGCTACTAAGACTCGATATCTTGTTTTGGCAGTAAATATCTATCCATACGATGCTGATAGAAAAAATAAAAAATTACATTGTTTGGATATGGATTTTCTACCTATCAGAGAATTTCGATATCTTATCAAGGAAAACTTTGGACTTCAAATTATAGAAATTAAAAATCAAAAGTATATCGAACTTGCAACGCCAGGTCGAACTAAACAACAACAATTCTATGAAAAAAATATTGGTAATATAATAAGACAAATTCCTAAATTATATAAAACTCTAACTCTTGGTAACATGAGAAAGATTGAAATTTGTGATTATGATTATACCAAAGTTTTAACAAAGACAGACCAAAGAGACTTAGGTTTGTTATCTCTGATGGAACAGCAGGACACTTAATGAAGATAAGTTATGGTATTACTGTTCACAATGAGGCAGATGAACTCAATAAACTATTAGAAATATTAGTACATAAGACAAGACCAAACGATGAAATAATCATAGTTGATGATTATTCCAATCAAGAAACACAAAATGTTATTACGAGCTGGTCTCAACAATATTCTGAACTAAAAGTTATAGGACACTACAAAAGAAAACTCAATCGTAATTTCTCAGACCAAAAAAATTATGTAATAGAGAAGTCAAGTGGTGATTATGTTTTTCACATTGATGCTGACGAATATCCACATGAAACATTACTCGACCAACTACCACAGATAATAGAGATGAACGATGGTATTGATTTAATTTGGATACCAAGAGTAAATACAATTGATGGTATGGAACAAGAACATATCAATAAATGGGGATGGAGAGTTACAGAAAAAGGTTGGGTGAATTATCCTGATTATCAAGCTCGTGTATTTCGTAATGATGAAAAAATAAGATGGACAAGACCATTACACGAATATATAAGTGGATGTAAAACATACTCACACTTACCACCACATGAAGAGTTAAGTTTGTATCATCCTAAAACAATACAACGACAAGAACAACAAAATTTATTTTACAACCAAAATTTCAGTAAAGAGTTAAATGTTAGACGCTAAAACAATACTAAAAGATATACCTGATAAAAGACAAGATAAAGATACTACCTCACTTAAGTTTAAGGAACAATTGATTAATTTTTTTGGTGATGAGTGGAAGGATAAAACTTGTTTAGAAATCGGAACCAATAAAGGTTATACAACAAGAGTGTTGAGTTTTTTATTCAAAAAAGTGATAACTTGTGAAAATAATTTAGAGTTGTTCCAATTTGCCATGAATATCAATCAAGATAGAGATAACATAGAATTTCAACAAAAAGATGTCTATAATACACAATGGGATTTTGAAGATGTAGATGTTGTATTTATCGATTGTATACATGAGTATCCTGCAGTAATGATGGATATAAATAATTCATGTCGATTGACCAAACCCAATGAAAGTATGATTCTTGTTTTTGATGATTATGGTTTACCTAAACCACCTGGTAGATTAAAAGATGTAAAGGATGCGGTTGATGATGTGGTTGAACAAGAGGAAAGATTCGAAGTTGTAAAATTTATCGGAGAACCAAAAGGTTCAGATTGTAGACCTGGTAAAATACTTAAAGACCATGAAGGTGTTATATGTAAATTTACCAATACACAATTATCTATATTTCAAAGAGTAGTCGATAACCAACTTCACAATATAGAAAATAAGTTACACTTGGGATTCGAAGAGTCGGAGGGGTTAAGGATACCTGATGAGTATTTGAATGAGGGAAACTTCACAATATTACGAACCGCGAGTGGTATTGGTGATTGGGGTATAATATCTGCGATGCCAAAATTATTAAAAAACAAATATCCTGAGTGTAAAGTAAATGTACCATCAAAAAAATTACTCAAAACTATTTTTGGAAAAGACCATAATAATGTAGAGACAATTTTTAGAAATAATCCCTATGTTGATGAGTTCGTTGATTCTGTTGATGGTGAAATATTCCACGACCACTACAGAGTTTATGATAAAGATAATACCGATATACCATTAATAAAACAAATATTAAAGTTTTGGCAATTCGAAGAAGAGGAAATGAAAGATTGCCAACCTGAGATGTATTGGTCACCCGAAGAGGAAACACTTGGTAATGCAATAATAAAAGACAGAACAAGTGGTGAAGATTTTGGTTGTCTTTTGATGTCGGATAGATTTGGTACTCAATATGGAAAACATCACGAGGATACTTTTGTCAAGGACAAAAAAGTCATGGTAGATGTCTTGAAGAAAAACCCATTACCTTACTTTTATTACACACATAAACCATTAAATGACACACCATTCGACTTCATAGATAAAGCATTAGATTTAAGAAACATTGACTTGAGAATACAATTGTATATTAAATCAAAGGCGAAACTTAATGTTTCGAATCAATGTGGTACAAGTCATCTTAGTGTAAGATATTCTGAGTGTTATGAATCACAGAGGCAATATCCTATTTCTCACAACTTTGTTGAAGGTATCAAATACATATGATTTCAATAGTCCAAAATTTTATATGCACACAACCTGAGAGGTTAAAGATAATAGAACGAGAGATATCCAAAATGGGGAGTATATTTCGTGACTATCCATTTTATGTAAACTATAATACATCAATCAATGTCAATGAAGTAGAATCTTTGTATAAGGACAATATACACAAATTAAATTTCTCAAACGATTTGACACAAGATTGGGGACAAGTAACTTTAAATCTCGTTAATAAAGTGGAGACCAAGTATTTAATCATCTTGTGTGAGGATTTTGAATACAGGATTGATTATCAAGAATGGAAAAAAATTGAAAATGAAATTATAGAAAACCGAGTGTCATATATGCCGATTGGAAGACTTTGGAAATACACAGAGGCACCTTATCATGATTTTTATGATGAAGGTGATAGATTGTGGTTTTATCCTGCCTCTCGGTCACCAGGTTCTTCATTATCGGTGGATGCTTTTTATGAGACTGATACATTTAAATTCAAATTACTTGAGTTAAAAAATCATTCCTCTGTAAGATTTCCATTAAACTTACCTCATCATTATGAGGATATTTTCCACGAGTCCAAAAACAATGGAGTCAAAAATTTAGGAGACATCATGTGTGCTATACCAAAACAAGTTATATTGATGCACGAACAACCAGAAACAGAAACGAGGTTGAATAAATGAGTGATATATTAATTACAGGTGGAACTGGTTTAGTAGGTTCTGCAATAAAAAACGGAACAAAGTTATCATCAAAGGATGGTGATTTAAGAAAATGGGAAACCACATTAAATATATTTAATCATCACAAACCAAAAAAAGTAATACATTGTGCAGGTAAAGTGGGTGGACTCGGTGGTAATATGAACTACAAGGGTGAATATTTTTATGATAATATTATGATGAACACAAATGTAATTGAAGCTTCAAGATTAGTTGGAGTAGAAAAGTTAGTTTGTTTTTTATCTACTTGTGTTTTTCCTGATAATGTAGAGTTTCCATTGACCGAACAAAAAGTACATCTTGGAGAACCTCACTTTTCTAACTATCCATACGCATATGCTAAAAGAATGGCTGATATACAAATTAAGGCTTATCGTGAACAATATGGAATTGAATATGTTTCGGTAATACCAACAAATATCTATGGCCCCCACGATAACTTCAACATTGAGACTGGCCATGTTTTACCATCACTTATCCACAAGTGTTATTTGGCACAAAAAAACAATACTGATTTCGTGGTGTGGGGTACTGGAAAACCTTTGAGAGAGTTTATTTTTTCTAAAGACATAGCTAAATTAACGGAATGGGTATTAGAAAATTATACAGATAGTGAACCAATTATATTTTCTACATCAGATGCAGTACCCATAAAAGATGTGGTTGACTTGATTGTAGAGTATATGAATTTTAAAGGTAATGTTGTATGGGATAAAGATAAACCAGATGGTCAGTATAGGAAACCATCGAGTATTGAAAAACTAAACTCACTCCTACCTAATTATGAATTTGTATCGATAGAGGATGGATTAAAAGAAACTGTTGAGTGGTTTTATGAAAATTATGAGTTGGCAAGAAAATGAAAATAAAATTATATATCCCAACTTGTGATAAATATAATTGGTTGATTCAACCTTTTGCCTATACATTTAATAAATTTTGGAGTGAAGATATCGAGGTTGTATATTTAGGGTATACCAATCCGAATTTTGAACTACCAAACAATTTTAAATTCGTATCATTGGGTAAAAATGATTCCTTAGAAAATTGGTCTACTGATTTAAGAAACTATTTCAATAGTATTAATGATGAGTGGTTAATGATGACCGTAGATGATTCGATGTTAACATCTCGTACAGATTCTAAACTATATGACTTAGCTTTAGATTACTTACAAAAAACAGATAGAAAAATAGGAAGGTTTGGATTAGAAAGAGATTTAGTCACAAGAGAACATCAGCATTGGGATACACATAAAGGTTTTAATTTAGTCGAAGCAAAAAACGAAGCCACACATAGAATTAGTATGAGGTGGTCTATTTGGAAAAGGGAATACTTGGTAAAACACTTTGTACAAGGAATGACACCTTGGACATTCGAAGAGGATGGGACTATAAACTCAAAAGGAGATGGTTGGGGTATAATATCATACTCTAAAACTAATCCACCAAAACCACCTGATAATAGTGTTGTATTTAATACTAATGCACTTTGGAGAAATTGGTTTAGAGACTATGGTAGATTTAATATAATGGATTGTGCACACGAAGACCCATTCAAAAAGATTGATGATGAAACAATAGATGAAATGAAGAAATTAAATTACTTTCCTCAAGGAATAGAATTTGGTTCAATTTATAATAAAAAATGGTATAAGGTAAGAGTATGAAAAATATTTTGTTTACAACACATTTAGATGACAAGTTCATAGATGGTGCCCTTGTAATGATTTATTCTATGAAGAAAAATGTAAAAGATTTTATGGATTACCCAATAAGAGTTTTACATAGTAATGTGATATCTGAATTATCTTTGGAAAATAGGGAGAGGATAAAAAAATTGGTTCCTCATGTTGAGTTCGTTGACATAAACAATGAAACATATAATAACGCACCAGTACAATATCCAAAACACAGAGTTGCATTTTTATCATTGGAATGTTTTAGGTCAATACAATATGAAAAAGTATTCTTTTTCGATTGTGATATGTTATGTATTGGGGACATATCAGATATGTTAGAAACTGCCCCAAGTGATTGGGTATCAGGTTGTGGTGGTTCTCCAACTGATATTAATTGTGGTTTGATGGTAATAGGTAAAAGGTGGTTAGATGATTCGGTTTATGAAGCGATGGTGGATTCTATTAATTTTATGGGAACCACAAGATTGTTTACTCAGCACATGATAAATGCTATCGTACCTGAATTTAATTTAATATCAGATGATTACAATTGGAAAGTTGCACCAACGACAGATTCCAACAGAAAGATAACAGAGTATGGAATCACAGACACTACAAAAATTATTCATTGGGCTGGAGCACTGCCAGACCAAAACAGAAAACCCTATCCTAAACCTTGGGAAGAAGGTAGAGATTCAAATTCTCTAACTCAACTATGGTATCAATACAAAGACGAGATGTTGGAAGCCATAAATGAGTAAGTGTGTGAACATCGTGTGGAAAAATGGACTTGGGAATCAATTATTTGCATATAGTTATGGTCGTATCTTATCAAAACAATTAGGTCATAATTTGACTTATAGTGGAACAATGGATTCTTGGAAAGGGACATCTCTTTTGGATTATGAATTTATTAGTGAACCCGAACACATATCAAAACACAATGGTGAAGAAATCGTTGTCAATATTGATTATAACAGACATCAGGCCGTTGATTTGGAAAATCCACATAGTTATACAAATTACTTAGAACAAATTAAATCGTGGTTTCCAAAAGTTGAAAAAAGTAATACCGATGATTTAGTTGTTCATTTACGATTAGGAGACAATGGCCCAAATATACACACACCATTTGATTGGTATAAAAAGGCTATTGAGGATAATGAAATAACATTTGACAAGTTATATTTGATTACAGATGGTAGTGATTCAGAGGACGCGAAATCATTCAAATCATATTATAATGCTGAAATACCATCGTCTGTAAATGTTAGTACTAATCAAGATTGGAAAAAATATATGTCAGAAACAATATTTGACTTCAATTTCATTCGTAGGTTTGACAAGATATTATTTTCAAATAGTACATTTTCTTGGTGGGCATCTTTACTTAGTGATGCTACCCAAGTGTGGTTCAATAAGGAATGGCAACCAAATCATTATAACGGAATGATTAGACTTGGTGAAACAAATTATCCAAATTGGAAGGGGATTATTCCGTATTCATTAAGGGATTAGTTATGGAAAAAATTTATTCGAAGTTAGAACCAAATAAACTTTTACATATAGTACACAGAGTGCATGAATTTCATACTATTGAATACGACCATAGAAAAGATATTGTTAGTGAAGATGAGTTTTTACAATTATCATCTATGAAGTTAGGTAAAGGTCATACCTTCAAACCACATCAGCATGTTTGGAAAGATGGTGAGGATAAAGTTATAGCACAAGAATCATGGGTAGTGGTGAATGGTAGTGTTGAATGTAGTTTTTACGATACCGATGGAACATTGTTGAGTAAACCAATTTTAAAACAAGGCGATTGTTCTGTGACTTTAGGGGGTGGACACACCTATTTAATATTAGAAGATAACACATTAGTTTACGAGTACAAGACAGGCCCATATAAAGGTCAAGAATTAGATAAGGTTTTAATATGAAATTCAATATAGGTTGTGGTTGGAGAAACTTTGGAGATGATTGGGTACACATTGATGGTGGGGATTACGACCATCTCGATTCAAAGGATGTTTTTTTAGAATCCTACTCAAATAATTCTGCCGATTTAATTTACTCTTCTCATTTTATTGAATATTTAGATAGAGAAGAGGTTATACCATTATTAAAAAGGTGGAAAGAAGTTTTAAAACACAATGGAACTTTAAGATTGGCTGTACCTGATTTCAAATCTATGGCACTATTATATACAGATTATAATTTCGCCTACAAGATAGAAGACTTTTTAGGACCTCTTTATGGTAAAATGAAAATGGGTGATAAGACAATATACCATAAAACAGCCTATGATTTCAAGAGTCTAAAGAACCTATTGGAAGGTATTGGTATGGTAGAGGTGGAGATTTATAATTGGAGAGAAACTGAGCACGGAAAATTTGACGACCATTCACAATCTTATTTACCACATATGGACAAGGAAAATGGTAAACTAATGAGTCTTAATGTAGAATGTAAAAAGAAAGTCCCAATTCAAAGGGGATGGAGAGGACAGAAATTAGGAAGTCATTGGTTAGAAGAGGAGAGTAATAATGGGTAATTATCAAGGACTAAAAAAAGAAGAAACAAGAAATGAATATGGAAAAGATATTCATTATACGAGTTGGCCAGTTGGAAAGATTCCAAAGGAATTCCAAAGACCTGAACTTGACCAACTAACAGAGTTGGGATATGAATGGGATGACCCAAGAGATGTTGTGGATATGTTTGAAGAAAAGGTTGCCAAGTTTGCTGGTAGTAAATATGCTTGTAGTATAGATTCGTGTTCTAATGGATTATATCTAGCGATGAAATATCTTGAATCTAAAGGTACAATTACAATACCGAGTAGAACTTATGTTTCACCACCGATGCAGATAATACATGCTGGATGTAAAGTTAAGTTTGAAGATATAGAATGGAGTGGTGTGTATCAACTCAAACCATATAATATTTGGGATGGTGCAACAAGATGGTCAAAGGGAATGTATGTTGGTGATGATGCAATACAAGTTGTGTCTTTTCAAATTAAAAAACGAGTCCCAATTGGTCGTGGTGGAATGATATTAACGGATAGTAAAGAAGCATTTGAATGGTTTAAGTATGCAACATACGATGGTAGAAATCTAAGACAATATTATATGGATGATGAGTTTGCAATGATAGGTTGGCATATGTATATGACACCTGAGGATGCGGCTAGAGGAATTATTTTGATGGATTCGGTACCTGAAGAAAATGAAGATACTGGAAGTTCAAAGACCTATTCGGATTTATCAGATAGAAAAGTATTTAAAAAACATTTAGGGAATTAATAATGAAGAAAAAAGCTTTTATAACAGGTATAAATGGTCAAGATGGTAGTTATCTGGCCGAATTATTACTCGAAAAAGATTATGAGGTATACGGAATCGTAAGGAGAAATTCAGTAGCAGAAAACCAAGAAAATAGAATTGATGGGTTAGTTGGGAATGGAGTAGAAACTTTCTATGGTGATTTGACAGATATTAGTTCATTGGAAAGATTAATACGAACTATAAAACCAGATGAAATATATAATATAGCAGCTCAAAGTCATGTTCGTATAAGTTTCGATATACCACAATATACAGTTCAGGCTAACGCACTTGGTATTGTTAATATTTTAGAAGCATGGAGAAACAATTGTCCAACAGCAAGATTCTATCAGGCATCATCATCAGAGATGTTTGGTCGTTCTGTAGATGAGGATGGATACCAAAGAGAAACCACACCGATGCACCCCACAAGTCCTTATGGATGTACAAAGGTATTTGGGTTCAATATGACACAACATTACAGACACGCTTACAAATTATTCGCCTGTAATGGTATTTTATTCAACCACGAATCACCAAGGCGTGGAGCTAACTTTGTCACTAACAAAGTTGTAAAATCTGCAGTTGAAATTAAAAAAGGATTACGAGATAAGTTACCACTTGGAAATCTTGAAGCTTATAGAGATTGGGGACATTCAAAAGATTATGTTAGAGCGATGCACATGATTATGAATCATGATACACCTGATGATTTTGTATGTGCAACAGGTGTAACTAATTCGGTTGGTGATATGTGTGAATATGTTTTTGGTAAATTAGATTTAAATTCCAAAGATTACATTACAATTGACCCAAGATTTTTTAGAGCTGAAGAATTAAAATATCTTCGTGGTGATTCATCAAAATTGAGAGAGACTTTAGGGTGGGAACCAGAGTTTACTTTTGAAACCTTGATGGACGACATGATTCAACATTGGTTAAAAATATATGAGTAACTTTACCGACACAAAAACAAGTCAGATTTCTGAATTACATAAAATTTATAATGAGTATTTTGATTCAGACAAAGGTGGTTTTTTTGTTGAGGTTGGTGCCTACGATGGATATAGATGGAGTAATACCACATCATTAATTGAGTCAGATTGGAGTGGTATTTTGGTTGAACCAATTGATGAATATTTCAAATCATGTCAAGATAGATACAAAGATAATCGAAAAATACAGATTTACAATTGTTGTATTGGTTGGGAAAATCAACCCTCTAAGAAAGTTTACTTTGGAGGTCCTTGTACCACTATAATGGAAGAGATGATACCGATTTACAATGAGACAGACCCATCGGATAATCATAGTTTAGATAATTATGAAATCAGAGATATGTTTACATTGGATAAATTTTTAGAAGATAAAAATGTTGAGAAAAACTTTGATGTGTTGTGTATTGATGTTGAAGGTGCGGAGTGGAAAATACTTGAGGTATTTGAAATTGAAAAATGGAGACCTAAGATGGCCATAATAGAAACTCACGAGAAACACGAAAATTTAAAGAAAAGAATGTCGGGTAATTCAGAACAAATTAATCAATATTTTTTTGACAATGAATATAAACAAGTCTATGTTGATTGGGTCAATTCAATTTATGTAGATGAAAGAATTTGGGGGTAATATGAAAATAGTAGGTTATCAATCAGGTCACGATGTTTCGTATTGTATTTTAGAAGATGGAGTACCAATAATACATGAAGAATTAGAAAGGTTTACAAGAGAAAAGGAACCACTTGGAGATGGATTAGAATTTGCCTTAAACAATATATCGGATGATGAACTTAATGAAATAAAATATTTTACAGAAGGTAACCCATTTGATAGAAGTAGTAGATATGGGCCTATATGTTCAAAAGAAATCCCATACCAAAAAATGAAAAATCATGTGAAAGAAAAAAATGGTGGACATCATATTGTCAGCCATCATCAATCTCATGCCGCAAACGCTTTCTTTTCAAGTAACCATGATGATGCCTTAATAATCACCATTGATGGTGGTGGAAATGAAAAACATGATTGGAAAGATACACATAGTGAATTTAAAGGTGGTATAGGAACATCATTTACCGTATGGTCAGGAAGTGGTAATAAAATTAAACCAATCAAAATTTATAATGATACATACATAAATTTAGGTGTATTTTACCAATCAATCACAAAACGAATATATAACTTATCTATTGGACATCCATATGGATTTCAAGGTGGAACCGTAATGGCCATGGCTTGTATGGGTAATCCTGATAAACAGATTCCTGACCGACTTCTCCCCAGCTGGGGTGGTAGTTATTTCGACCTTTTTTATGGGATATTGAGAGGTAAGAATACGAGAGCAGGTTTTGACCAACAAATCCGTGATAATAGATTAGATGGTTTAAGAGAACAAAATGGTGATTACAGCAAAGATGAAAAAGATTTATTTGATGTCGCTGCTGGAGCACAAAAGGCACTTGAAACAAGGGCAAGAGAGATTATAACTCCATATATTGAGGAATATAAACCAAAAAACATTTGTCTGTCTGGTGGTGTGGTGTTGAATTCAGTTATGGTGGGTAAAATGTATGATTGGTTTCCAAATATTGAAGATATATATGTCTGTCCAGTACCATATGATGCAGGATTGGCCTTAGGTTCAGCACAATACATTTACCACCAAGTCATGGATAAACCAAGAGTAAAGTGGGATGATAATTCTTCACCTTACTTGGGGAGAACCTACGATGAAAAGAGTGTGTGGTCAGCCCTTGATAAAGTTTCCGATGTACATATCAAGATAGTAGATGATGAATCCGTTGCTAGGTTATTATCACAAGATAACAATGTGATTTCAGTATTTGGTGGTGGTTCAGAATCAGGTAGAAGGGCACTTGGTAATCGTAGTATATTGGCAGACCCAAGAAGTCCTAAGATGAAGGATATTATAAATGAGAAAGTCAAACATAGACAATGGTTTAGACCATTTGCTCCAAGTATCACACGAGAGGATGTGAAAGATTGGTTTGAAAAGGATGTAAATAGTCCTTACATGACCGCTGTAATAAGGTTCAAAGAGGAGATGAGAGACAAAGTACCCGCAGTAGTTCATTTCGATGGGACAGCAAGATTACAAACTGTAACAGAAAACGATAACGAGTGGTATTATAATTTTATCAAAAAATTCGAATCCGTGTCGGGCGTACCGATTGTCTTAAACACAAGTTTTAACGATAGAGAACCTATAGTTGAGACACCTGAACATGCTGTCGGTTGTTTTTTAGGAACGGATATTGATTACTTATACTTTAGAGAGTTTGGAATCTTGGTGAGTAAAAATGGATAATTTCTTTTATTCAAACGAGGAGATGGAATCATTATTTCGAAGTAGAAGCCTTCAATACCCATCACGATATTCTCTTGATGATTTGATAGTTAAGATGAAAGAGTTGAATAAATTTGAATCTGAAATTGATTCAAATAAATCGATAGCCGTTGTTGGTAATTCAGGTAAATTATTAGACCAAGATTATGGTGAACTTATAGATTCTCATGATTTAATTTTTAGATGTAATTTAGCATTGACAGAGGGTTACGAACATAAGGTTGGGAGTAAAACTGATTTAAGATTTATCGCGGGAAAATCATTTTGGAGGGATTTAACTGGTCAGTTCTCAGGTTATGAAGATAACTTTTTAACCAACCTTAAAAATCAAAGTTTCATAATCAAGGCCGAACCATTATACGCTGCCATACAAGGTATCATTAAAAACTATAATACTAAATCAAATATATTATTTCTAAGACAAGAAAAAATAAACAATTATGAAAAGAGTGCCAATCTACACGATATCACACTTGGACTAACCGCTATCTGTACTGCATTAGAGTGGTCTAATAAAGTATCTGTTTTTGGATTTTCATTTTTTCAAGAGGGTTGGGATAAACAACATTATTTCGAAAGTATTACTCCATATCATCGAGGTCATGACGCTTTAAGTGAAAAACACTTTGTTGAATCGCTGGAAAAAAATGGTCGATTAAAAACTTATTAATAATTATAGTGGGAGAGAAAAGTGGCAGTTTATCCTGGCAATATTATAATAGTTGGAATGGGTAGGAGTGGAACCACACTTTTAAGGGAAATATTACATCGAGCATTCGGTTCTAAAAGGGTTGAATATTACCATTGGCCAAGAAATTACAGTATTCACAGAGGTAGTGGTAAAAAACATGAAAAAGATTTTTGGATAATATGTCAAAGAGATTTTCGTGATGTGTTAGCCTCAGGAATTAGAAACATGATTCAAAGGTCACCTCATGTGGATGCTATGGAAGAATATCGTGTCACAGAAAATCAAATTCCACCTGAAGGATTTAAAAAATTCAGAGTTGATTATCATTATAAAGAAGAGTATTATAATTACGAATACTTTATACCCGAACATCAAATTTTAAAACAAGGTCATAAGATAATAGAAGATGGTTGGGATTATTGGATTGATAGGGTTGATTATATTTTTTGTTATGAGGATTACATGAAGGATAGAAATAAAGTCGTTACAGATTTAATGAATAAAATTCCATTCAATAAAGTTTATGATTATCCAGTAGATGATTTGATTGGACAAACAGATGTTTGGTTGGGTGTTAATCCTGAACATGCATCCAATGGTGGAAAAATTAATGGTTGGTCGGATGTCTTTTCCGAAAAACAAGAACAAATAATAATCCGTGAGTTCGGCGGTTGGTTAAAATCTCAAGGATATATTAAGGAGTAAGAAATGTCAAAAATTGTTATAACAGGTGGTTTAGGATATATTGGAACACAGCTATCCAAACTATACATAGAAGAAAATTTATCACACGATGTTCATATCGTTGATAGAAAATTTTTACCTGAAAGAGTAAAAGAATTAAAATCTTGGGGATTTAAATATCATCAATCAGATTTACTTAATAAAGAATTCTTTGAGGATTTACTCAAAGATGCGGATATAGTTTATCATCTTGGTGGTGTTACTGATGTTGCTTATGTGAAATCTGAATCGAATGATGACCAAGACAAAGAGATTCGTGCAGTTGGAGTTGAGGGAACGAATAATATAATTGAGTCGGTTGGTGAAAACACAAAAGTTATCTTTCCATCTACTCATGTGGTGTATGAAGGATTTGGTGAAACTGCATTTGATATTGAGGAGTCAGTAGAAACTTGTCCTGTATTAACCTATTCGAAGGGTAAAGTACAATCAGAAGAAGATTTAGAAAACTCATCAGTTAATTATGTGGTCTTAAGGTTAGGTTCAGTATATGGTTATGGTGGTGATTCAATGAGAATCAATATAATGCCAAATCTATTTTCTAAGATGGCAGCAAATAATCAAACCATAAAACTATTCGGTGGTGGTGTTCAATGGAAATCACTTGTGTCATTATTTGATGTAGCAAGATGTATGAAGTTTATGGCAGAACGAGATGATATTAAAAGACAAGTATTTCACTTGAGAAACGAAAACATGACCGTAAAAGATGTGGCGAATATTTGTAAACTACATAAAAGTGATTTAGAGATAATTGAAACTGATGATGAGATACCAAATAAAGGTTACACATTATCAAATCAGAAATTACTTGATGTGGGTTTTGAGTTTCAAAATAATATCAATGATGACATAAAGGAAATGATTGACTCGTGGACAGATACTCCAATCTCAAGAGATGTATTGGAATATAAGTTTGATGGTGGTAAAGAGTTCATAGATGATAGAGGGAGAATAACTAATTATGAATTACCACAGCCTATTAATTGGATTGGTTGGATTGAATCTAAAAAGGGTACGGTGAGAGCAAATCATTGGCATCCAATACAACAACAAAAGTGTATCTTGATTAGTGGTAGATATATTAGTGTGTTCCAAGATTTAAAAACACCTAACGCTCCAATGACCACACAACTTATGGAGCCAGGTGATGTGGTGGTAACTGAACCTTTAGTTGCACATACAATGGTATTTCTTGAAGATTCGTTATTTCTGAATCTCGTTAATGGTGAAAGAGAACATGAGAACTATGGTAAACATACATTACCTTACGAGTTAGTAGACGAGCGGATGAGAGTAGAATTACTTGAAAACTACAAGGCAGAATGTAGATGTTGTGGTAATACAAGATTAAAGTGTGTGGTTTCACTTGGTAATTCACCATTAGCAAATAACTTGTTAAATGATGAGAACCAAAAAGATGAGTTATATCCATTACAGATGAACTATTGTCCAAATTGTCACAATGTTCAATTGTCTCATTCAGTTCCAAGAGAGAAGATGTTTAACGATTATTTGTATGTATCATCCACTACAGAAGTATTTAAAACTCACTTCAACGACGCAGCAAGAAATCTTACAAGAAAATTTGGTTTGGATGAAAATTCATTTGTGGTTGATATCGGTAGTAATGATGGAATATTTCTCAATCCACTAAAATGGAAAGGTGTAAAAGTTTGTGGTGTAGAACCTGCTAAAAACCTAGCAAAATTAGCAAACGATAATGGAATACCGACAATCAATGGATATTTTGAAGACGATGAAACAATTGAACAAATCAAACAAGAAGCAGATTTAGTGACTGCATTTAATGTATTCGCTCATTCCGACAAGTTAGAGCAAATAACACGAAATGTATTTAAAATATTAAAACCTGAAGGACAATTTGTAATTGAGGTTCAGTACCTACTTGATACATTGAAAGATGTTACTTTTGATAATATTTATCATGAACATTACAATTATTGGAGTGTATTATCACTTAGTAATTTTTTCAAAAGATTGGGGTTACACATAACTGATGTTGAACATAAGAAAACACATGGTGGTTCTATCAGAGTTTTTATTGGTAGTCAATCACAAGATGTTAAGCAATCTGTGTCTGAATTTTTACAAAAAGAAAAAGAATTTGGGTTGGACAAACTTGAAACATATAAGGAGTTTTCTAAAAAAATAGAAAAGTGTAAAGAAGATTCAGTTTCAAAAATACAAAGTCTAAAAGATGAGGGTAAATCAATCGTTGGTTATGGTTCACCAGCAAAAGCCACAACTGTTTTGAATTATTATGGTATAGATAGTAATTCAATCGATTACATTATAGAAGATAATGAAATGAAACATGGAAAGTTATTACCTGGTGTAAGAATACCAATACAAGGTAAAAATGGTCAGTTGGATGAAAATCCACCTGATAATGTTTTGGTATTGGCTTGGAACTTCTTTGATTATATCAAGAAAAATAATCAAGAGTTAGTCAATAGGGGTTGTGAATTTATAACACTAAAAGATTAATGAAAACACAAGTTATAGCAGAAATAGGAATCAATCACAATGGTGATATGGATATCACTAAAAAATTGATTGATATATCAGTTATTGCTGGATGTGATGTAGTCAAGTTTCAAAAAAGAAATCCTGATGTGTGTGTACCTGAACACCAAAAAAGTGTGATGAGAAAGACACCTTGGGGTGAGATGACATACTTAGAATACAAACACAAAATAGAGTTTGGTAAAGATGAATATGATGAAATAGACGAATATTGTAAAGGAAGAATTCAATGGACTGCATCACCTTGGGATTTAGATAGTGTTGAATTTTTAGAACAATATGATTTACCATTTGTGAAAATACCCTCAGCTTTACTTACTGATTACAAGTTAATCAAAGAGTGTGCACGAAGATATGACAAACTTATATTATCTACTGGTATGAGCACAATAGATGAGATAGATGATGCGATAATTGCGATGGGTGGTGAGATTCGTAATTATGATTCACACATGAGACAATGTGAATATACACTCCTACATTGTAACTCATCATATCCCGCTAAAGTTAATGAGTTAAATTTAAGTTGTATCCAAACACTTAAGGATAGATATAAATGTGAAGTTGGATATAGTGGTCATGAATATGGATTGACAACAACGATAGCATCTATCTGTTTTGGGGCAACCGTTATAGAAAGACACATAACATTAGACAAATCAATGTGGGGAACAGACCAAATGGCATCAGTTGAACCACATGGATTGATTAAATTAGTTCGTGGTATTAGGGAACTTGAAAATGCGATAGGTAATGGAAATAAAGTAGTTACGGAAAGTGAAATACCAATCAAAGATAAATTGAGGAAGTCATGATAAATTTAGATGATTATCGTTGTGGTTATGTAGAAAATCATTGTATTTACAATGAGGTTGAAGACGAAAAGGTGACAGACTTTTACAACTATTATAGTCAAAATGGTGAGGATGGTGTATTAGAAAAAATATTCGAGATTCTCGATATTAAAAAAGGTACATTTGTAAATGGTGGATGTGATGATATACATGACCATAGCAATGTAAGAAGGTTAGTGTCAACTTATGGGTGGGATGGATTGTTTATAGAACCTAATGAAAAAATGTTATCTGAAGGGAAAGAAAATTTAGAAAATGATGAAAGAATCAATAATACAAATTTTAATTTTCATAATGGTTTTTTGTCAATAAATAATGATGACGAGAGAATAACCGATATTATAGGTGACTATTATATAGGAGAAACACAATTTGATTTATTAACCTTACACATAGACTCATATGAATATTGGGTATTAGAAGATTTTTTGAGTGGACACTATGATGCAAAAGTTATTTTAGTTGGGTATAATTTTAGTAAAAGTGGTTCAGTAACAGCACCAAAAGATTGTAGTCCTAAGATTGGTCACAATCAAATAAATGATAATTTTTTCTCAGCATCGGCACCCGCCTTGAATAAATTAGCAAAAAAATATGGATTTGAATTGGTCAGTATTTGTAAACCTAATAATCTAATTTTTATAAATCAATATTACAATGAAGGTCGTTTTAAAGTTTATGAACCATTAAAGGAAGAAGATTATTATTGGGAAGGAGATAAATTTACAAATAAAAGAAGAACAAATATAACAGAAGGTTGGGTAAGTATATGATTTTAGTCACAGGTGGAAGTGGATTAGTCGGAAAACATTTAAAGGATGTATTACCAAACGCGGTCTATGTATCATCAAGAGATTTTGATTTGATGGATTTAAATAGAGTAGATGATATGATGGCTTTTTTTAAACCTAATATAGTTATTCATTTAGCAGCAAGAGTTGGAAACTTGTTTGATAATATGACATATCCAGTTGATTATTTGGAACAAAATATTACAATGTCAAGTAATGTTTTGAGAAAATGTCACGAGTATAATGTTGAAAGGGTAGTATCAATGTTAAGTACTTGTATATATCCTGATATAGTTGAGACTTACCCCATGACCGAAAAAGATTTATTTAACGGGCCACCACCACCAACAAATTTTTCATATGGTATAGCAAAAAGATGTATGGCTACCCACATCGACTCTTATGTAAAACAATACAATAAGAAGTGGTCTTATATGATTCCTTGTAACTTGTACGGAGAATATGATAAATATGGTGAACATCATAGTCACTTTGTTTCAGCACTAATCAAAAAGATTTACGAATCCAATGAAACCCTAAGTTTATGGGGAAGTGGTACACCACTTAGACAATATATGTATGGTGGTGATTTGGCAAGGATTATAAAATATGTTATTGAAAATGATATTAATGAAAATTTAAATGTTGCACCAAAAGAGGTCTACACAATCCGACAAATGGCAGAAATAGGTAAAAAGGCATGTGATAAAGATTTTCTAAATTTAGAATTTGATAAAACTAAGCCTGATGGTCAATTTAGAAAAGATGTTGATTCGTCTAAACTTTTGTCTTTCTTAAGAGATTTCAAATTCACACCTTTGGATATAGGTATAAGGAGAGTTTATGATAACTTTAGTCAAAGATACCATAGATAAATCAGATATAGATAGATTAATCGAATGGTTGAAAACTTATCCACGATTAACAAAAGGTGAAGTGACATTACAATTAGAGGAAAAGTTTTCGAAGTGGTTGGGTAGGAAATATTCAGTATTCGTTAATTCAGGTTCATCTGCAAATTTATTGATGTTATCGGCATTACAACAAGGTGATTATCTTAAGAACAACAAGGTGGTGGTTCCATCTACATCTTGGGCAACAGACCTCGCCCCAGTTATTCAATTGGGTATGGAACCATTATTATGTGATTCTAACTTAAAAGACTTATCTGTTGATTTACTACACTTAGAAGAAATATTCAAAGAAGAATCACCATCAGTATTAATGTTTGTATCTGTTTTGGGTTTAGTACCTGACATGGAATCTTTAGTCGATTTGTGTAGTAAATACGATGTAATATTATTAGAGGATACCTGTGAGTCAATGGGTTGTGAATTTGATAATAAGAAGTTAGGAACATTTGGTAAAATGTCGAGTTTCTCTACATTTTTCGGACACCACATATCAACAATTGAGGGTGGTATCATTGGGACTGATGATTTCAAACTTTATGAATTATTAAAATCCATAAGGAGTCATGGTTGGGATAGAGATTTAAGTAAAGATACACAATTGAAATTACAGAAAGATTGGGATGTTTCTGAATTTGATGCCATGTATACTTTTTATTATTCTGGTTTCAATATGAGGTCTACTGATTTACAGGCATATATAGGACTATCTCAAATTGATAAAATTGATGATTGGGGGAAAAGGAGAGAACATAATTACTATGAATACCAAAACTTAGTAAAGAATGATTATTGGAAACCAACATCTTGGTTGGATTCATTGACATCAAATTTTGCATATCCTATCATTCACCCTAATAGAGAAAATATAGTTAGAAAATTACTTGATAATGGTGTCGAAGTCAGGCCTATGATTTGTGGGTCAATGGGTACTCAACCTTTTTATGTTAAAAAGTATGGTAGAGTTGAACTACCAAAGGTATCTGTAATAGATGAGTTCGGATGTTATGTACCAAATAACCCATCACTAACTCAAGATGATATTGTAAAGGTATCTGATTTAATTAATTCGGAGATATAATGAAAAAGTTTACATATGATACAGACAGATACAAATTCCGTGAGCTAGTTTCGGAAATTTATGATGTTGAAAATTTAGAAAAAATACACGAAATAAAACCTAATATGGTTAGGGATGAGTACAAAAAAATGTACATTGATACCGAGAACACTACAGACTTCCATGATTTATTTTACAAGAGATTAAATGATAATTGGACTGAAATGTATGAGTCTTATGAAAGGTTTATAAAAGAAGAAATACTACCTATAATGGATGAAGAATTCCATTATCAATATCTTCCATCATTTCGTATTCAGTTACCAGACGAGAACCAAGCCGTTCATACTTGGCATTGTGATTCTGACCCGTTACACAAACATCCAAAGGGTGAAATAAATATTTGGTTACCATTGACGAAGTGTTATAATACAAACACAATGTGGATTGAATCAGAACCATTTAAATTAGATTTTCAACCATTAGAGGGAGATTATGGGAATTTTTGGACTAATAATGGTAATGTTTGTATGCATGGAAACAAACCAAATGTAGAGGTTGATACGAGAATGAGTTTTGATTTTCGAATAATTCCTCTATCAAAGTATGACCCAAATTACTCGGTCACATCAGCCAACACTACGAGTAAATTTGTAGTTGGTGGATACTACAAAGAGTTATAGTGAAAGTAGTATCGGTTATACCCGCACGAGGTGGTAGTAAAGGAATTCCACTAAAGAACATAGTAGAACTTGGTGGTAAACCATTAATATCATATACCATAGAGGCATCCAAACAATCCAATGTAGATGAAACTTGGGTATCCACAGATTCAATGAAGATAGGAACAATTGCTGGAGCATTTGGTGCTAAGATTGTATTGAGACCAGATGATATATCAACAGACACTTCACAATCAGAGGAAGCCCTACTCCACGCCGCCCGTGATGGAGACTTTGATGTGATGGTTTTTATTCAACCAACTTCACCCTTGATAAATTCGGAAGATATAAATAAAGGTTTAGAAATGATGAATGAGTATGATTCTGTTTTTAGTGTTACCAAAGAACATTGGATTCCGAGATGGACAATGGATGTAAAGCCATTTGAATGGGAAATTGACAATAGACCTATGAGACAAGACAAACCAGAAACCTATATTGAAAATGGTGCATTTTATATTACCAAAAGAAAGAATTTGTTAGAATCTAAATTAAGGTATAGTGGTAAGATAGGTGTGGTGGAGATGCCACTTTCAAGGAGTTTTCAAATAGATACAAAAGAAGATTTAGAATTAATAGAGAAATTAATATGAATTTTGTAGTATTATATTGTATTAAAAATCAGTACGAAATGATTGAGGAGTATGTATTCAAGCATTCAACCTGTGACTTTTCAAAGGTTGATATATTAATTTATGATGATGGTTCGGAATCCGAACAGATAAACAAACTTAAAAAATTATGTGATGATTTTAAAAATATATCTTGGATTAATGAAAATGAAGAACTAACTACCAACCCAGTTTTATCATCTTTTGAGAGAGCAGACAACTATTTAAATATAGTAGATAAAAAAGTTGATTGGATATTATTTTTTGAAAATGATGTATTTCCATTTCAAGAAAATTTTTGGGATGAATTAGAAATAAGATTACAAGAAAGTAAATTCATTGAACAAGTTGGTTTCATCGGTTTTAGTAGCTATCAAAATTTTTCTATTGGTGTTAACAGAAGTAATGGTAGTCCAACAATAGGTAGGGGATGTATCTTAGATGAGATATTAAACCCACCTCATTCAGGTTGGTACAAGGATTTACCAAATGAATGGTACGATACCGATTACTTTGTAGTTGAGGTTCCAAACTGGCAAAGTGTTTGTGTCAATAGAAAGTTATTCAGAGAAAATATTGAAATAGATTATAACCACGAAGATAGGTTATTGTCGGTAGATTCCGCTTCACATCAGTTTATGATTAAGGGAATTTATAATATCGTAATACCTAAGTTATCAGTTTATCACGATAGTGGAGAATTGAAGAAAAATATTAACTTGAAGTCTGATTCCAATTACTCAAGGGGTGATATTTCACATAGAGTTTTTAAAGACACATGGGGTTGGTCTTGGGGTTTTAGAAATCAAAATTTAAGACAAGAATTTAATATGAATTTTAATTTATATACAAATAGTATACAGAGTAAAATGTTCAATATGAAAGTATCAGATGGGCCGAAAAGGATAGAAGACTTTGAGTAAAGTTATCTATACTGCCATAATTGGTGGGTATGATGAGTTAGTTGAACCGAGTTATAAACCTGAAGGTTGGGAATTTGTATGTTTTTCTGATAGAGAACTCAAGTCTGATACTTGGGAAGTTAGACCTACATTACCTTTATATACCGATAACACAAGAACTGCTCGTAAACATAAATTATTGGCACATAGGTTATTTCCCAAACATGAGTATAGTTTATGGATTGATGGTAACATTCAAGTTGTAGGTGATGTTAATAAATTACTACCATATTTGGATAATTGTAATTATTCGACCTATGACCACTCACAAAATCAATTAGACCCAAGAAGTTGTATTTATGATGAGGGAAAAACAATTTTAGATTTGGGTATGAAAAATGGTGGGAATTACAAAGACGACCCAAATATAATATCAAGACAAATGAAAAGATATCGTGACGAAGGATATCCAGCACAAAATGGATTGGTGGTTCAAATGGAAGTTTTGAGGAGACATAATCAAGTGGATGTACTTGATGCTATGGAACATCATTGGGTTGAGTTAAAGTATAATAGTAAGAGAGAACAATTAAGTTTTAACTACATAGCGTGGAAAAATAATTTAAAATTTAGTTATATTCAAGGTGATTCAAGACACAATGAATATTTTTTAAATACTGGAGCACACAAAGGTAAGAAATGAAAAATGTTATATTCATACCAAATATAGACTTGGGTGATGGTAGAAATAAATGTTATCAATATTCGGTAGATAGTTGGAGTCATTTTGCCAAGAAACATGATTGTGAGTTATTAGTTTGGGAAGATTTACTATGTCCAGTTGAACAAATGAAAATTACTTGGCAAAGATACTATATGTTTGATATTTTGGATTCGAATAATATAGATTACGACCAAATACTGATAGTAGATGCTGATACAATTGTTCATCCTAATTGTCCAAACTTTTTTGAACTAACTAACAATCAATATAGTGTTGTCAAAAATAATGGAAGTTTCGAGTGGACAAGAAGGTCAATGGATGGATTTTCTAAGTTATTGTTTGATGGTAATGTTCCATTTGATGTTTGGGATTATTTCAATTGTGGATTTCAAATTGTGAATAAATCACATAGAAAATTTTATGAGTTTGTTAAGAAATATTATGAAACCAATAGATTACAAGTACAATCTGCTATTGAACAAGTAAGAGCAGGAACAGACCAAACCCTTTTAAATTTCTTAGTCAGGCAACAAGGAATTCAACTAAACTATTTACCTATAGAATATAACTTACAAGACCTTTATAGTAAACAACTTTTGTATATTCATGATAATTGTTGGTGGCCAGATGAGTTGATATTTGAAAATTGTGGTTGGGTGTTTCACTTTAATGCAATACCTCAAAACCCAAAGGGTCGAGATGCAAATTATTGGTTAGAAAGAACATATAAGGAGTTTTATAAATGAAAATAGGGGTTATAGGTCAAGGTTATGTAGGAAGTGCCATAAAAATTGGTTTGGAATCTTACTATGATTTAGAAACATATGATAAGTATAGTGAAGAAAAAAGCACTATGCAACTTGCCGATATGGTTGAGTCTTGTGAAGTAATTTTTGTTTGTGTACCAACACCAATGAATAAAAATGGAAGTTGTAATATTGATGTGGTCGAGGGTGTTATAAAACAAATAAATACATTATTAACAGATTGGAAAAGTGATAAGAAACCAATAGTCGTAATCAAATCTACCGTACCACCGGGTACAACAGAGAAACTACATAAAAAATTCAAGAAGGTAAATGTAATTTTTAATCCTGAATTCTTAACTGAGGCAAACTTCATTGAGGATTTTAAAAATCAAACTCGTATAATTTTAGGTGGAACGAGAAATGGGACAAATAAATTAAGACAAATTTACAATAAAGTGTTTCCAACAGCCCACATAATAAAGACTCACTCTACCATTGCGGAACTTGTAAAGTACATGACTAACTCATATTTAGCAACAAAGGTATCATTTGCAAACGAAATGTATTCTATATGTGAGAAATTTAATATGGATTATGATAAAGTCGTGGAATATGCCACACTTGATGAAAGATTAGGAGTGACTCATTGGTCTGTGCCAGGACCTGATGGTGATTTTGGATTTGGTGGACATTGTTTTCCAAAAGATTTAAATGCATTAATTAGTGTCGCTGATAAATTTGATTTGGATGTGGATGTGTTAAGGTCTGTATTGAATACCAATGATAAAGTGAGAAAAGATAGAGATTGGGAAAAGATGAAAGGAAGGGCAGTCGTATGAAGATAGCATTTTTCTCTGAAACAGGTAATAATCAAAAGTATCCACGAGACTTTCCAAACGCAAGAACCGAAGTTGCTTGGTGTTTAGCATTAGACGCTCCAATGTGTAGTTTAACAAATCTACCAAGTGAGAGTTTCGATTTAGGAATCGTTATCATACCCAAGAATAATCCCAACATAGATTTAAACCACATCAGAAAAGTATGTGATAAAGTTACGATAATGCAAGAAGGGCCACATTGGTATTTTCAAGATTACGAACTACCAAAACAATTTCATTACTATAATAATTTACTTGAAGCAGATTGGGTATATTGTCATAATGAGTCAGATGTGAGTTACTATAAAGGGTTGGGTTGTAAAGATGTAAGGGTGATGAGAAGTCTTATGCTACCTGATGGATTGATTCCAAGAAATGAATGGGGTGACGCAACAATCATCGGTGGGAACATGGTGAGTTGGTATGGTGGTTTCGATTCATTTGTTGTGGCAAGACAGATAGGTGACCCGATAGTAGCACCATCGATGGGAAGAAAGCAAAAATTAGAGGATTCTATTGAAGAAATAAACTATTTACCTTATATGAGTTGGAGAGATTGGATAATGAGTCTATCTCAATTCAATATAGGTATACATCTGATGAGAACACATGCCGCTGGTACATTCGCTATGAATTGTGGGTTTCACGGAATACCTTGTATTGGTTATAAAGGATTGGACACACAACAATTAATATTTCCAAATACTACAATAGAAATAGGTGACTTAGATGGGGCTGTTGAGATAGCAAAGAAACTCAAAACTGATGATAAATTTTATGATGAGTGTAGTAAAGAAGCCCTATATAGATTTAGTGAATACTATACAGAAGAGAAATGGTTAGAAAATTGGAGAGTTATTAATGGATGACAGAAAAATAAGTTTCATACAACCATCACGAAATAATAAAAAATATTTAGAGTGGTCTTATAAAAGTATCAGAAGAAACTTAGGTCCTGACCACGAGATTTGTTGGGCTGATGATTTCTCTGATGATGGAACTTGGGAGTGGATGAATAGTGTTTGTTTTTTAGACCCAAATGTTAAGATACATCGTAACGAAGGGCCAACAAGATTAGGACACACAATACTATACGATACATTAGTGGATATGGCTACAAATGATATCGTGATGATATACCACGCAGATATGTACGCTTGTCCTGATATGGATAAGGAAGTATTAAAACATTTGGAACGAGGTAAGGTAGTAAGTGCAACACGAATAGAACCACCACTACATCCTGACGGGCCAGAAAAAGTATTAAAAGACTTCGGTATAGAACCTGAAGAGTTTGATGAGTTAGGATTATTACAATGTGTTAGTCAATTAAAGAGTGAAGATAAACCCATGACAAATGGAATCTTTGCTCCGTGGGCAATATATAAGGATGACTTCCTATCTATTGGTGGACATGACCCATTATACGCCCCACAATCAAAAGAGGACTCGGACATTTTCAACAGATTCGTTTTGAATGGTTACGAATTAATACAGACTTGGAAAGGTTTTGTTTATCATATGACTTGTAGGGGTAGTAGATTTGCTGATGGAGCAAAGAGAAATCCTGATGGTCAAGTCTTCATGAAGAACAGAGAAACCGATGAGTGGTTGAAACAGAATCAAAGGTCAACTCGTAATTTTATTCGTAAATGGGGACATATGGTAAAACACGATTCCCTACTACATCCAATCATTCCACCAAAATACGATGTAGGGTTTGTCGTTGAGAACTGTAATGTTAATTTATTACGAGAAATTGAACCTTGGTGTTCTGATGTCTATGGAGATTGGGTCGGACATAAAGGATTTGGAGTAAACAATTATGTCAAAGAGGAACAACCAAATACTCGATTCGACTTATCAACTAAAATACACTCAGACCACATTGAACCAACAAATGATATAGTTGTCAAGTTTGATGCAAGTAAACTGAATAATGAGAACTTTAAAATATTAGTAGAGTTATCATCCATACTTAAAGAAAGTGGTGAAGTTGGTGAGATGGAATATGATATATTCAAATTTAATATTAAGAAATTAGACACATATGAAAAGGAGTTAATAAATGTCGTATAAAGATTTTATAAAAGAAGTACCTGACTTCCCAATTGAGGGAGTAAATTTTAAAGACATATCACCACTATTGGCTGACCAAGAAACATTTAGGTCAGCACTTGTAGATATGGGTGGACATTTTGATGATGACCTACCTAATTATTGGATTGGTATAGATTCACGAGGATATTTATTTTCTGCAGGATTAGGAACATACTTTGGTGGTGGTGTTGTATGTGCAAGAAAGGAAGGAAAGACAGCGGGTGATAAGGTATCACTTAGTTATGATTTGGAATATGGAAGTGCGACATTAGAATTACAGCCTTGGAGTGGCCCAATTGGTAAAAATAAAGTTGTGATTGTTGATGATGTGTTGGCAACTGGTGGGACACTCAAAGCTACTAATGAATTAGCAGAAACTGCAGGTTATGAGGTAATAGGTAATTTGGTATTAGTGGATTTAAAATTTGTTCCGAGAGTAAAAGATTTTAATTTAAATGTAAGGAGTGTAATACAATATGATTAGAACGGCAGAATTCGTATCACCAGGACATCCTGATAAGATATGTGACCAAATATCAGATAAGATTTTGGATATTTGTTTAGAACAAGATTCTGAATCAAGGGTAGCAATAGAAACGGCAGGTGGTCATGGTTCAGTTCATTTGACTGGTGAGATAACCACAAACGCTGAGTTAGACTACGAATCAATAGTAAAAGAGGTGAGTGGTATTGAAAGGGTTACTCACAACATAGTAAAACAATCTAACTTTATCAAACAAGGTGTTGATATTGGTGGAGCAGGTGACCAAGGTATTATGGTTGGTTATGCATGTGATGAGAATGACCAATATGTTCCACAGGAATATTATATAGCGAGGGATTTATGTAGACATCTATATGATAAATTCCCTTACGATGGTAAAACTCAAATCACAACAGATGACCATTGGATAACACACATCGTCACGAGTTTTCAAAATACAACTACTGATGAACTAAAAACAGCAGTAAATGATTATATGGAATGGGAGACCGATGATATCAAAATCCATTGTAATCCAGCTGGGGATTGGACACAAGGTGGTTTCGATGCAGATGCTGGATTGACTGGTAGAAAATTAGTCGTGGATAATTATGGGCCACGAGTACCAATTGGTGGTGGAGCATATAGTGGTAAAGACCCAAGTAAAGTTGATAGAAGTGCGGCATACATGGCAAGGTATATTGCTGTTAGTGAGATGAAGTCTAAGAGATTAGGTGAGTGTTGGGTTTACTTGAGTTATGCCATAGGTGAGAAAGAACCACTACAGGCTACTGCGACAGATGGTAAAAAGATTTGGGATATATCTGATAAATACGATGTATATCCTAATGATATAATTGAATATTTAGATTTAAAGAAACCAATATATTATGAAACCTCACAATGGGGAGCATATGGAAATGGTTTTAGTTGGGATTTATTATGAGTAAAAGAAAAATGTGGAAAGATGCAGATGTATCACTTCTGAAATCTTTACCAAACTTAGATGGTGAAAATCCATACGAATTAAAAATGAAACAACCTGAATTAACATTCTTGGGAGTATATGAACAACCTGATTTCGCTACATTGTATATTTTAATGCACCCTAATGGTAAAATAGTTGAACTAAAATCTCTAAAGATATACCTACAACAATATAGGGATATTATAATATCGTATGAGAGATTGACAAATGTTATTTACGACCATATGATGGAAGTTTATTCACCACAAAGATTACGACTTGTATTGGATTGTATGCCACGAGGTGGTATAATGTCAAGGGTTACTATTGATTCTGATTGGGGAGTAAAGGGTGGAGATGAAAAATACAATAGTTGGGGTGAAGATGTCTGGTAATGTTATCAAGGGAATTTTTAACAGAACGAGGTTATTGTTGTGGACATGGTTGTTTGATGTGTCCATACGAACCCAAACACACAAAAGGAAATACTAAATTAATGAGTGATTCATATGGTTCAGCAAAAGAGTTAGGTAAAAAAACACTTATAGTTTGTGCACTTGAAGTAGAAACACAAGGTTTATTGAAAGATTATGATGTTCTTTATACGGGTGTTGGTAAGGTTAATGCCACATTTGAACTCACAAGAAAGTTTGGTAAATATGGTAGTTACATTCCATACGATTCAGTAATCAATTATGG